AACAGAATCCCAGTCGATGAATTTCCGTTTAGCCATCAGCATCCCCCATAAATAGGCAAACGATAACAGTCCTTGGGTTGTCCTAACATTTGCGATCCCATAGGCCTGATAGGCCGATACTGCGATTCGATCATGATTATTTGCGGTAAATACTTAATTTTGCCACCTCTCCTCAAAAATGACTCGATGCTCTCCCTTTTTTGTGAGCGTCTTTTTCGCATTATGATTTAATTTTACATGATGATTTTGAATGTTACTCGTCAGATATGGCGAGAGTGATATTTTTTTATTTATTTGCTTTTTGTCTTGACATTTAGCTAAAATAGCGTAGAATGGAGCTGTTCGACGATTTAATTAAAACCTACAAACAAGGAGAACGAAATGCCAAATCAATGGAGAATCACAAAAGACATCATCAACGAACCCCTGGGGAATTATTCTTTTCCTACAGAAATTGGAACAACCAGTTCCCGATTTGATTACGCGAAAGACTCCGCGAAAGGGATGCCGGTCCGGTTCAAAATATATGATGATGATGACAACCTTTATTTTGAAGGCCGGATGGAAGAAGAAAATTTCCATCCCCTGGATGATTTCGGAATGCCGAGTTATGGATGCACCTATCTTAAATACAGCCGGAGCGGTGAGAAATTTAAACATTTATAACACTTAACCCACAGGAAAGGAGAGTGAGAATGGAAAAAATCATACTTAAATCAAAAATCACTGGATTTATGGCCGGAAAGAAGCTTCAAGAAGAATACAGGATGGCAATGAAACAGCGCGGCGGGAAATGGGTTCTTTTCCCAGAACAGAGTTTTAATGGTAAGTTTAACGAATATTCAAGTCTTCCAGCCTGGAATTTGTCTTCTCTCTTGCAGGGTAGAGCGAAACATGAATTATACATCGACGCGGAGCAGAGATGGAGTATTAAAGGTGTCGATTCAGCTATCAGAGAAGCTGTTAGGTATATTTAGTGGTGTTCTAACCCTTATCAGGGGGCTTGACTCAATCGAGCCTCCGAATAAGCGTTTAAACCCACAAAAAAGGAGAGTAATCATGAGTAGATGCAAAAACAAAGTCAGTCAGTTCGTACCACGCGGGTACGGATACAAAGAAATTAAATCCCCATGCGGTTCCACTTCAATCCACGGGACCGAATTAATTTGTGACGAATGCCAGAATCGTCTGGAAAAACAATACCCGCAAGGCTGGAGAGACACCCCGGGTGATATCTGCCCCCATGGTTCTTATGTCGGTGACGCTGGTGGACCTGATTATATTTGTGGACAATGTGAAGGAGACTATTAAAATGCCGAAAGAATATATCAAATTTTACGATCATGAAGGAATGGAAATCAAGCTGGAAAAAACTATTTATAAAGTTTGTCCCCGGTGTAAAGGCAAGGGCTCCCATGTCAACCCGAATGTTGACGGCCACGGACTCAGCCAGGAAAGCTTTGAGCAGGATCCAGATTTTTATGGGGATTATATGTCAGGTGTTTATGACGTTGATTGTTACGAATGCGGCGGCAAAAGGGTGATTAAGGTTGTTGACTGGTCTATCGTTGACGATGCTCTCCGAAAAGCATATGATCAGTATCGCCTTGATGAGTGGAATTATCAACAAGAATGCGAAGCAGAGAGAAGGATGGGAGCATGACAAGAGGCGGTCCAAGAAAAGCCGGTCCAGGAAAGAAGATGGGCCGGCCAAAGGTAGAAAACCCGAGGGTGCCATTCAACACGCGTATCAGAGTTGACCTTGTGGAATGGCTCAAGACCCGAAAGAACCAAGCGGAAACAGTCGAGAAAGCCCTTGATATTTATATCGAACTCAAGGAAGAAGATCGGTTATAACCCACAACAACCCCACAAAAAAAGCCCCATCAAGTTATTTGACAGGGCTTTTCACGTTTATACCGATTTTAATTCAAATCTGAACTGTTTAAAATTTATTTTTTCATTGGCGGTCCTCCTTTGCATATTTGTTTAAAATTTCTATAGCTTCAATTATTTCGAACAACTTCTCTTCCGTTCCTTTTGATGCATCTAAAATGATTGTTGAGAACATCTTGTCTATATTAATTGCCTTCTTAGCTTCTTCGTTCCCCATTTCAACCTGAAGCTCCATAACTTTCCTGGCAAATATTTCACCACCGATTTTATTCAGCTCTTTTGTTAAGACTTGTCGGGTATACAAAAAATTATCTTCCATCGTTAACCTCATCATAAGTAGCCTTAAAGATATCCGGTTTGCATGGATAGAATTCACCAGAGATCCCCTTAATAATCCAATCCCCCTTATCTGCTCTCATATCACCCTCAAGCGTTTTAATCACCAGATAATCGATCTCGTCAACAATTACCCTATAATCGATCTCGTCAACAATTACCCTTCTTGTTGATTTTACAAAGTCATAAACACTTGAAAGATCTCCAGTATACTGGACCGCTTCAATCACTACTGGTTTTTTTCGGTATTTAGCCATAGATAATTTATCCTTTTTTTTGTTTAACATCTATAAATCAACTCAACAAAAACTCCCCAGTTTTAAAAGTTTGACCACAGGCACTGCAGATACGGGTACGTGGAATACAGTAATCAATTGCTTTTAAATCCTTGTCAGTCCTGTGTACCGTTGATTCACCGCCGCAATCCGGGCAAAACTCAGGGGACCGTGACACGAATTTTGTATGCCGCCCCTGCCGGTAACAGTCTGCAACATCGGAAGGTTTACACTCACCTGTATAGTTTTTGCTGCAATGCCCACAGTCTTTTTTCATTATCCAGCTTCCCTTTTTGCCAGGACATCATTTTTTAGTGCGAAAATTATCTGCATGCCGGGATCCCTCATGTTATCTGCAGCCCAGTCATTCAATTTTCCCAAGATCTCCGGATAGTTTGAGAAATCCAGAAGTATCGTTTGGTCATCATGTCCCCGGAGTATTCGTTTATTCCTATTCCGGCAATCCTTGCACTGTTTTGTAAAACCTGTTTCCATGGCAACATTCCGGTGAAAATTATCAGTATTTATTTCCAGGGTTCGATCACAAGTACTGCATGTCTGTTTCAATGGGATATTTTTTTTCGGTAATTCCTGTGTCATTTTTTTAATCCTTAACGGTTTTGTCTCGTCAACTTTAGGTTCGGATCTCAGATGATCATTGGGTTTAATTAATTTTTTAGGCTTTTCCGCAGCCTTTCTTTTGTCGTAATTATCTCTGGAAATTTTCCTTTGGCATTCCTTGCAGTAATAAGACAATCCGTCTTGAGACTTTGGCATTGAATGAAAATATTCAAGAGTTGCCGGTAATAATTTTAAGCAATCTTTTTTCGAACAGCGTTTTTTGTCTACTTCTTTCATTTTTTTACTCCCCTGGAGCGATTTCTCATACAGTTTTAAGCCGATTTTACAGTCTTGGCATACGGTCGTATTCAACCAGCTGCTTCCGTTGTTTCCCCAGTGTTTTCCGTTGCCGTGGCCATTGTTCTTGGCAATGTTCTTTTGTCGAGCAATACACGTGCCTGATGATATTGTCGCTTTAAGCTTTTCACAGGTGATCATATTTTTAGCAACGCATATCTTGCGATTGTGCCCTGGTCAACCATGGCAATATCCCGCATGTGCTTCTTGTCTGCATAATACCGTAAAGCCCGTTTGAATTTTTCGTTCTCTTGAATCAATACTTGAATCTGTTTCTGCGTATTATTCATCAGGGCTTCCAGTTCTTTCAATCCGGTTCTTTCTTCATCTTTTGTCATTGCTTATCCTTTCCATTGTTAAACAGATTCATATCCCGAAATATCGATTGAACCGTCCTCTGCCGCGAACTGGCAAATGTCCTTTTCTGCAGGTTTCTTTTTCTTAATCGTGATTCGTCTGCATGGCGCGTTAAACATATCGCCTGCGGCGTCGAAGATGTCTTGCCGGACACAATCGCGAAAATCTTTTCCGTTTAGCTCCCGCAATTCCAAAACCATTCGCCTTGTCCCGTCTCCAGCTTGGACACGCTTCCACACACATTGCTTCCCTGTTTGTCTTGACTCTGTTCCGATAAGTGTCACAAACCAATTCAAATCTTTTAATGAAGTGTGATTTTGAATATAAGCCAGGAGCTCGTCGAATTCTTCGACACTGGAGAATGACCGCGTTAACACAGCATCTTCGCTATCTTTCATTTTAAGCGATATAGAATCAGAGTTTCTTTTTTTCGACTGTATTGCAGATTGATGACCAGTGCCAGTTGGCAACTCAAACGGAATATTTTTCTGGCGGGTCACTTTAGATCCTCTGATTGAAATCTTTGTGATCCGATGTCCACAATCGAACAATTCGCTTGCCCCCCAGGTAAAATTTAATTCCAGGAAACGCCCGTCAGCCTTGCATGTTTCCGGGTTTTTGCCTCCGAATTCGATCAATATTTTATCTAAATCATCCCGGTTATCACAATCTATTGTCCTGACAAGCCGCCCTTCTCGATATTTTAGCGACCATATGTTGCCTTTCTTTTTTGTGATACTGATCGGCTGCACTTTGTCCTTGCCAATAAAATCATGATAAATTTTGTCGTAATTCATTTTTTATTCTCCTTTAAAGTAGTCCATGATGTTATCCCCAGTGCATCCATCCTGGATGAGAGAACCCCTGTCACAATCCACAAAATGGACAGCACCCACATCCAAGATCAATTAGTTTTCCGCATCGTTGGCAAATCATGATGTTCCCCTTTCAATTTTTAAGTTTTAAAGTGTCCCATGGATCAAATCTTTATTTCTGTTGAAAATTTTTCAGCGAAGATTTGTTATAAGGATCCCATGGGGAAAAGTAACCCCAGGAGGACGCTGTTCGGTTGAGAGTATGCCAGGTGTGTCACAAGTGTGTCGTGATAAGTTATTGTAATTACTATATATGTCATACTTGTCATACTTGTCATACTTATATATAGTATTAATATAATCTTTAATTTGCGTAAATTTGAGCGAATTCACGCAAGAAAAAAAAATATAGTAAAAAAAGTAAAATAGGTGTGCCAAGTATGACACGCTTGTATCCTTAACAAAAACAGATACTTGTAACGACACACTTAAAAATGTAGGTGTGACAAGGTGGATCGTGTGTGCCGTATTAAAATGGTAGTTCTTCTTGTTCATCTTCAGTATCCCATTCTATTTTAAATTTAAATTGCTTATCGAACTCACTCCGGCACATTGCCAACTCCTGAAATTTTCTTGTTTTTTCCCTGTGTGTTCCGCTTGTTTCTCTTCTCACTTTAATGCCAGGACATATCTTTTTAATAAAAATTCCGAATTGAGTTGGTGAAAGTGGAAAGCGTTCTTTCATTTTGTCAACGAAGATCAGGTAATCCTCATACTGCTCTTTGTTTTTGACTTCATTCCAGGAGTTCGCATAATCATTGTTATCATCCCGTTCTGACAACAGATCCCCTTCTTGCAACCGTTCGTACCAATATTGCATTTCAGTAGACATTGAATGTATTTTCTGTTCGAATAACCCTTTGGTCTGTTCAAAGGTTCCAAGATCCACATCAGAGATATCCATTTTTAACAGGTCATACAGCATTGCTTGCAAGCCTCCTTTGCGATACATCTGCTGCATGACCTGTTTAAAATATGGTTTATCCCCCTGTCTTTTATCGCTAACATCAAGGACACAAAAACGTCTTTCTGCAATATTTGCAGGGACCACCCAATCATTATTAGATGCCATAACCAGATTGATATTGTTTTTAACTCTGATAATATCAACGCCTTTCTGTTCAATTGCCAGATATGGTTCAGTGATAATGCTTTTTAAAACGCCCTCACTTTTCTTGTCACCAGCCCAGAAACCTTCATCAATAAAAACAAGTATCTTATTGGTTAGGTGAGAGTTGAACCGTCCAGCAACTTGAGACGCATGAGAAACAGGCAAAAAGTGGTCCCCGAAGAAATCACCGAGAGTATTAACAAAAACACCCTTACCTATTCCTTGGCCCCCTTTCAATACAATCGATGTTCCTGGCCTTACACCACCGGGTTGCTGAACGATCCGCGCAACCCACGCTATAATCCATTTTCCCATGGATTCATTGCCATCAGCGATTACTTCATAAATATGGTCTTTAAAATACCCCCAATCTCCCTTGGATGGTTTGACTGACAACCCTTTCCAGATGTTGTAATACCCTTCAAGTTCTGTTGTAGTCCTTTCGCTCCCGGTCGGTTCAAAAACAATGCCTTTATATTCCCTCCGACACGGGTCATTTATCCATATTTTGCTTAGTGTCTTTTTCTTTTTCGGGTCGAAAGGGTCGGTTGTTTTTTTATTGGAATACATTGTATTAAAATCAGGTACACTCAAAAATCCCAAGTCAAGCCCCCCATCCATACTCTTACCCTCGTTCATAATTCTGACCTTTGACCCGATACGGATAACAGCATGCTTTTTATTCATTTTTTTTACGATATCATTTGCATTGTCAGCGTTTTTTTTGTCGGCAGTTTTAGCGGATATTTCATCTCTGATCTTGTTCCCTGCTTTTTGGGCTTCTTCCCAAACCCCTGCTTCTTTTAAAATGTGAATTATTGTTCCTCTGGTACTGCAATTCCTGCCGTCTTTAATGCCTTTTCCAGTTGTGAACGATTCCCACCTTTTTATAGTGTCGGCTCTGTTTTTATATTTTTTAGATTTTTGGGACCATTTATCAAAGATTGACCACCCCTCATTAGACCCACCAGTTTCATGGTGTAGGGCAGCCCCGATGGTTATCCAATTATCCCGATCATCAACCCAGTCCGTCGGCAAAAATTTTAACCAGGATGCAAGTTCTTTAACCCCTGCCCGGTCTGCCATTTCACCGCCCATTTTAATATCTGATAGGTCGAAATCTTCTGCCCCCTCTGGGTGATTGTTTTTTTTATTTTCTCCCCTTGTCCAACCGTTTTTTTTTGCGAGAGTGTCGAATTTATCCTCAATCCCTGATAGGTCTATTCCATCCACAACTGGCAACTCTGATTGTTCGATAGATAAAACTGAATTATTTTTCACCCACTTGTATTCCTCTTTGGTATCAGGGTGGATGCCAAAGACTAAAAAATATTGATCCCCTGGCGATAGGAATTCTATTTCATGTTTTTCCCCGGATTGATCAAACCAAGTATTTTTCCATTTCTTTTTTATATCTGACTCAGGTGAAACCGGGATAAGAAATTTTGGTGCTAACCCAATCCTGATAGGTGTGTTGTCTTGAATGTTTTCTCTGATGTATTTTATAAGTGCGTTCGACACAGATTTCTCTTTTATATCGAAATCAAGACCACCGATCCCGGTTAAAGCAATTCCACCCGCCCCTTTACCATTTGCGGCCCATTCTTGAACTTGTTTCTCCGTGATATCGACTTGCCAGGATTCCCCCTGGGACATAAAAGGGATCTTACTTTTTGGTCGGATAGGGATAGGCTTATATCCCTTTTTATAAAGTTTAAGAGCTAAGTCCTTGTAATATTGTACCATAAAGCGACACCCCTATAGGCGGCACCAAAAAACAATGGGGATTAATTCGGGAATACGTCCTCATGGTCAGTATCCTTTTCAGATTCAACAGAACTATTTTTCACAAACTCATTAATAATTTTTTGAATTTGTTGTGTTACGCTTCGATATTCTGTTGCAGCAATTTTCTCCATGTTTTTTAGTTCATCACCTTGTAGCTTGATTGTAAAAGTTTTTTTCATGATTGCCTTTAAATGTTTTTCTATTATAGAACATTGCCTTTAAATGTTTTTCTATTATAGAACATTGCCTTTAAATGTTTTCCTATTATAGAACATTGCCTTTAAATGTTTTGTCCAAGATTAACTATGTTTTTGTTATCTTTAATCATGTTTAACTGTATTAAATATCGTTCTTCTATTGCCGAGATAAATTTGATATATTTTCCACACTCTTCGCAGGTAAGTTTCTTGTGTGGCCCTGATTGAGAAACACTAAAAACTGTTCCGGCACAATGGTTGCTTTTTCTGGTAAACTTCATACCTTCCCTTTTATTTTTATATATCGTTTTAAGGCATCAATAGTGGCGTTCTGCCCGTCTGATTTATGTTTAAGTGCATCAATCACAGCTAAATCAACCGTATTTTTACAGGCGATAGTATGGATAAAAACTTTTTTTTTCTGGCCTTGCCGATACACCCTGGCATTCATTTGTAATGTTCTTTCCAGGGACCAATCCGGTGATATCCAAACCAGGACGTTGCCACCAGATTGTAAATTCAAACCATGCCCCACGCTCATCGGGTTTGCACATAAAAGGCAAATTTTTTTAGCATTCCATTTTTTGATGATTTTTTGACTGTCTTTTGCCGTGGTTGAACCATCTATAAATTCAGCATCAGGAAACGCCCGGCTAAGTAATGACCGTTCAAATTTAAACTGGAAAGCACAAAGGATATTGGAGTTTGTGCCATCAACTATTTCTTTTAATGCTTCTATTTTTTCCTGGTGTAAAAGTTTATATTCCTTGCCATCCTCAAGATATAATGCGCCTGCTGTAACCTGTCTTAATTTTGATGATAGAACAGCGGCATTGGCAGCGGTTATAAAATCGTCATTGATTTGCAAAATAAATTCTTTTTCAAGCTCAATGTATTGATCTCTAATTTTTTTTGGCAGATCGACTATAATAGTGTTTTGAATACACGCTGGGAGTTTTAAATAATCCTTTGATTTTAAAACTATGGCTAAATTTTTAACCCTGCTTTCTATCTCTTTTCTTGCTCCGGGTTTTAGATCCCAATTATACCCCATGTAATCACTATCGTAATATTGCCGTTGGAATTTCCAAAATGATGTCCCGAATCGTTTCCCCTGATCGAGTATAAACGTCTGAGAAAATAATTCTGTGAGGTTACCAGATGGGGAGGGGGTTCCTGTAAGCAGAATTACTTTTTTGAACGACTTGATAATCTTTTTAAGCATCTTAAATCGTTTAGTTTTGTGATTCTTAATCATACTGGATTCATCTAAAACTAAAACTTCACATGGTTTATGTAGTTTCTTATCTATTATATAAGGTAGGGATTCGTAGTTGGAAAAATAAAAAGGTACTTTCGGGAGGAAGGGTTGTTTACCTTTGCCATGAATAATGTGGTATTTAGTACCTGTTAAATGCTCCCATTTTTCAAGTTCATCCGGCCAGGAGTTATAAACTACTCTGAGTGGTGCTAAAACGAGAGCTGATTTAAACCCTTTCTCTTTTTGCAGATAATTAATAGCCGATAAGGTTGATACTGTTTTTCCTAGACCCATCTCAGCTACAACAAAAGCACTTTGTTTTTTTAATATAAAATTTGCTATATCTTTTTGGTATTGATGCAAGTGAGATAAGTTAAGCATTTAATAATTCCCTTAAAAATTTATCAACTTTTTCTTTTGTATCTGCAAATCCTGTTTTAAAACCCATATCGGAAAGTAAAGTTAACCAATGGCTTTGTAGTTTTCTTGGTTTTTTACCCTCTGATTTAAGTTCTAAAAATCCAATCAAACCACCTGGAAGGTGGATAACACGGTCCGGGTATCCTTTAGAGTTGACCGTGTTACCCTTTACAGCAAGACCACCTAATAGTTTGACGGCCTTGCTCAGATATCTTTCTATGGTTTTTTCAGATTGTTTCATTTAGAATACTGTTTCTTCTTCTGCTTCTGTTTTTTCAGAAAAAGTGTCATCGTCTGCATACTCCGCAAAGTCGGATTCTGCACTTGACTTGCCGCCGATCTGTTCACCGTCTTTAATTTTCATGACATTATTTAAACCGCAGGCAACACCCTTTTTGCCCTTAAAATCATAGGCATAAAAATTCACTGAGGCTCGGATAATACATCCTGGGTATATTTCATCAATATCCATAATCGGTTCAAGATCGGGACCAATAACGCCCGGTTTTTTGTCTGCCGAATTGGCAGAAAAGAAAATAGAATCACGATAAAGTTCATCATCCGCTTTTTCTTTTGTACCGTCACGTAATGGGCTGGCAATCTTTTTTCCAACTTCTGCTCTTGCTTTTTTGCCCCATTTATTTTCTGCGGCGTTACCAATCATGGTACGGATTTTTTTAATTGCTGCTTTTGCATCGGTTTTGATTGGAATAGATAACCCATATTTTTCCGTATAATCGGATTTTTCGAAAAGATAAGGGAAAGAGCATACTATTTCGGGTGTGATGTATTTCGTGATAAGTTTTTCGTTTTTTTCTGTCATCGTTTTAATCCTTTTTAAATTGTTTAAAATCGTCTTTTGCCGTTGTAATGGCTTCTCGTTTATCGGTTTCTTTTACAATTGAAGGTTTCCCCTCGCTTACTGAAATAAGGCGTTTGACCTCCTTCTTGCCGTCCTTATCCAATTGTTTTTCTGCTTTTGCAGGGGTTAAAAGTTTCATTTCATACGGATCAATATTTAACTGCCTCAAGGTCTTTACTGCTTTGATTTCATCACCCCAGGATCTTGACCGCCTACCCTTAACCAACTTGAACCCTTTCACAGGATCACCAACAGACAAGGTATTGAATACCCTTGCTTCAACGGCTTTGATGAATTGTTTCAATAGCGGTAATTGGGAGTATACTTTTGCGACTTGTTCAATTGGGGTAGATCCAACAACCTGATCAGGCTTGAAATCTGCAAAGTCTTTAAAATCTTCTTGTGCAATAGTCATTGCTTTTTTCGCCAACACTGGACAAATATCTTTAGCTCGGCACCATTGACACTGTTTACTACCTGGGTTAAGTGGGGCATTATCGGATAATGCAAGATTAACGGTTGGGGTTAAAACATCGTTGGCCCAGGCAAGCAAATCTTTTGGTGTGGTTTCCCAAACTTTAATGGGTTCACCGTCACGGGTCCTTGGTTGGACAATCCCCATGTTGATTTTATCATAGGTTTCAATCATTTCCTGCCCAGCAATAAGGGCGTATGCCATCAGTTGTGGATTTCCTTCTGCTTCAACCATAACACCCGAACCATGTTTGTAGTCCCTTATATATAAGGTATGAAACGGGATGGATAACGAATAATCAGCCGTACCGAATACCTCTGGCAGACCAAGAAATGCCAAGGAGTTTGATGTTTCAATTGATTCCGTGTAATGAAGATCCATCCCTTTTTTTAAAGAATTGATATGGTTGACGTAGACTTTTACGGCATCGATCATATCTTTTTCAATATCGATTTCATGCCCATCTTGGATTTTAGAGATTCCGACTTTAGGATAGCGTTTACCTTTGAGTTTTTTCTCTCCGATCTCATGTGCTACTGTGCCTTGAGCCGCAGCGAAAGAGGTTGTGTCTTTAATACCTTCAGACATTCGAACCCTGCCAGGACAAAGGATAATAGCGGCTAAACTTGAAGGGCCGACCGGCGAATGTTCAAGATCCATTTGCTGATCGTTCATGCGGCCTCCTTATTTGCATCCTTTTTCAATTCGATCTCGATCTCACCAATTGCGTCTAAAAGGTCATTATATTTTTCAACCGGGATATCTACAGGGTTCTTGCTCCCACCAGTGAAAGACTTGACCAGTTCAATTGCATCGGTAGGTCCAACCTTTTTGGCGTATGCGTTCAAAACCGCCCTGAGTGCTTCCATGTCAATTTTTTTTGCCACTTCAGGTTCGATATCAAGCTGCTCAACGGCCTTAACACCTTCCTTTGCCGCTAATGAGATATTAACTGCGACTGCCATACCCGGCAGAACGATTTCAATAGATTTTTGCAGTAATGTTATTGCTTCCTGTATTGTTTTTGGTTCTTTCATATTTTCTCCTTTTCAGTCTGACATTCTTTACACAACCCATCATCAAGATCAGATGAGTCGAAGATTTCAAGACATTCGTCACATTCTTCTGCATCCGGTGGGCATATCCACCCGGTGGGGTAACTACCTTTTGTACAGTCACCGTGATAATTTTCGTGTTGGCAATTTTGGTAACACATACTTACCCCCTACGGTTATTAACAATCAGCCCCCGCCCACCGAGACACAGCAAGCCGAAACCTAAAAATACAATCCAAAACAGTTGACCGGGTGTGTTAGTATCGCAGCACATAATCAGCATTAAACCGATTATTGTTATCATGCCCATGACTGCGTCTTTTGCCTGTTTCATAGTTTTTCTCCTTTTGAACTTGAACCCTCGTCCAAAAAATCCAAGTTCGTTTAGTTATTGTTTGTGTTTATACAAATCAGCAAAGGTAAGTGCGGCGTTAATCAACCCGTCTTTTTCCCGCTGGCTTGTGACAGTCAATCCGGAGATCTTAAAAAGTTTTTTTAAATGATGGATTTTTAACGCCCCATCTCCGGATCTAAATTTAGATAATTCAGATGGTGATGACCCTATTTCTTCTGCCAAAACGCTTGCTGTGCCGCAGTTTTCAAGGGCGGCGTTTAAAATCGTATCCATCATTTACAAAACTCCGAAATATTATTTTCTGTTTTTTTATTCCCGCTTGGTTGATAATGGTAGGCATGGAAAAGGCTCATATTACTTCTACCTCATCTAATTGTTCAAATGCTTGCCTTAGTTCTTTTGGAGTTGCCCGTTTCCACTGTGAAATTGATTTGCCTGGGAATATATCTGAAAGTTTCTCTGCTATTGGCCAGGACACTTTTCTTTCGCCGTTGAGCAACATTGAAAGGTATTGTTCAGTGATTCCGAATGTGTTTGATATGAATTGCCTGTTAGTCATGTTGCTAATTTTAGGTTAAACTTTAACCTAAGTCAAGTTTTTTTAACAAAAAGTTAAACAATGCCTAAGACACGGTAATTATTAGCCTTTTTTAACCTTGTCGTTAAAGAGAAGATAAACTATGTTAAAAATTATGGAAAATGAAGAAGAAATATTTAGGGCCTGGTTAAAAAAACACGTTAAATATGATCGTGTTATAACAGGAACTAAACTGGCAAAATTAATTGGTGTCCCTGGGCCAACAATCACGGCATATCATTCTGGAAGAATGAATGATAACGGAGAACGTAAATTCACACGGATTCCGTACAGTGTGCGTAAAAAAATATCAGAGGTCACAAACACGCCATACGAAGAAATCCTAAAAGCCGGTCGTGCAGAACTCGCCCCATACACCACGCCGGATGTGCTGTCAGAAAAAGTATCAGACATGGAGGATGCCCTTAAAAAATTAACGGCAGAATCAAAAAACCGCGCGATTAACGACCTGGAAGGGCACCATATATCAAAGCATCAGAAGTTGGTTTTAGAATTCTCTCAAGCAGAACTTGCTTTCGACATTAACCACAAATTAGTGGAATTAGAGAGACTCGCCCCAACGGAGTTAGAAGAAATCAACGATATTATTGATATAAAACTCCGTAAGTTTCGGAGGCTGCCAGGAAAGGCGTTGGGGGAAGAGGAAGACACTCGATCAGCTTAGATCGGGAGCCTGATAATGTTGTAATAATAGACCGACATGGGTATGTTACACAATCCAGGATGCCCGAAGATCTCAAAAAAACATACCATATTCTAGGCCCGGAAAATGCCCGATTGATAAAATCAGTGCTGCCTCATGTTGACTATGACAAACCAGCTATTTTAAATCTATCACCATATTTGTTAAACGGTAGCACAAAAATTTTAAAAGCAGAAATGCACATCAGCAAACATAAAACCGGCTATAAATTAACAATTTGGCGCAAGCAGCAGCAGCAGCAGCAGCAGCAGCAGGGTGATAAAATTATAAAATACCCTGTGTCAAGTTCTCGTAATGTTTTTCAGCTTGATCAGTGGGGAACCGTTTTGAAAGTTCGTGACAACTCAAAAACAATCGCAGATCCGGTGGGAGTTAATCTTTTCAGTTGCTTGTTGTTTGGTTATCATTTCCCAGTGCGGCGAGCCATGAATAAGGTTTTATTTTCCGTCAAACACGAACCGAAACCCATCGAGTATAAATTCAAGCTAAAAAATCACAAAGGCGAATGGGAAATCAGACACAAAACAGGAACTATATATTATAATAGTATTGATGGCACATTAATATTCGATGTGAGGCGAATCACGCCCCAGGAAAAACGAAAAAGCGGTTAAAAAAAATAATCGTTGACAGTGAAATAATATCCATGCAATATTTATAGCGAATCCTCGTCCAAAGAATTCAGGTTCGTACTCACAAGGAGTATGAGCCATGCAGAAAAAATCGATTAAAAAAACCGGTCAATCCACAACGGATATGCAGCCGGTTTTTTGTTTTCATACCAGTTCAAATAAAAATCAAATCATAGATTCTTTTTCCCGACCTGTGCAAATCGACCAGACTATGAGGTCTTTTGCCTGGATTGCCGGCCTGCGTAATCTAAAAATGGGAGTCGTAAAAAAATGAACTCTTCCACAAAAGTATTTTCCATCCTGAGCCTTTCTGCAGCAATCGGCAACATCTTGGCAAACTCAAATGGAGACGATCGGATTAAATGGCGTGGCCAAAAACTTCATGAGGCAGGATTCGAAGCAACTCAGCGATACCCGTTCCCTCCCCTGACTACCAGCAAAATTCGTCAAATTGAAAAAAAAGTTGACGAAGTTTGTCAGCATGAACGAGATATTAATATCATTGAGACATTGGCTTTCCTGATCGCCGGTCTCGTTGATATCCGGGCATATATCAAACCTGATAAATGGTTTTTTCTTGATCCAGTTTTAACACGGGCAACGTGGTGCTTGGATCTCGTTGATTCGAAGTGTGAGCAAGAGGAAATTTATGCGAAGGCTTTTGAGGATTTTGAGAGGTGGGCAATATGACAATCCATATCACAGTAGCAGCAATCCTGATTATACTTGCAATGTCTGTGGGTGTATGTGTCGGTTGGTGTATGGATCGGGATTCAGATTTATAAAAGATAAAGATTAGAGGGGAGAACAGCGTGGAACAGATAAAAGTCTTAAATCTATATGCTGGGATCGGGGGTAATCGAAAGCTTTGGGATAATGTCCAGGTGACTGCTGTTGAGTTCGATCCAAAAATTGCTGAAGTATACCACCACTATTACCCTAATGATAAGTTGATAGTTGGTGATGCTCATCAATATCTTTTAGAACATTACAAAGAATTTGATTATATCTGGGCAAGTCCACCATGTCCAAGCCATAGCGACATTAGGCGAATGGCAGCGATTCAAGGTCAATATCCAGCTGTATATCCAGATATAAGGCTTTGGGAAGAGATAACTCTTCTGAAGCATTATGCAAAGAAACAAATATGGACAGTGGAAAACGTAATCCCATATTATGACCCAATTGTTGAACCTTCTTTCAAATTGGATAGACATCAATTTTGGGCTAATTTTTATACACCACCCAAAAAATTTAAAGGTCGTGGAGTTGCTCATAATCAGATCCACGGAGCTAAAAATGTAATTTTTGGATATGATATTTCTTCGTTTGATGTGCCAGACAAACGAAAGCTTTTAAGAAATATGGTTAATCCAGAAGTCGGCGAATATATATTCAAAACAGCAATGAAAAACCAAAAGGTTGAAGAAGAACAATTAGGGCTTTTTGCGTGAAACATGAATAATAATTTAAGCAACTTTATGATGTAAAAAACAGAGGGGAATAATGGAACATAGAGCATATAAAACTGGTGAAAGATCTGAATTTAAGAATGGATATAAATACGGCAATTTAAACCTTGCAAGCGAAATTAAAATTTGTTTTACAGCTGGATTTTTAGGGTGCAATTTTAAAGAGATCTTTCCAAAAGAAACGGCCTATATTGAGTCATACTTAAATATTGATGCTTCTGACTGTTCTGATGAAGATATCCATATTAGCTTAACGATTATTCCAATAACAGAAGACGCAGAAGAACTCCGTGAGGCGAAAAAAATGATTTCTCTTGGTCAATTTTCACGGGCAGAAACTAAAGAGATTTTTATAAAGGCAGTCGCAAATTTATAACATATAATCATTCACGGTGAAAAAATGGAAGAATGGGAAAAGAGGGATCAAGATAAAGATTTTATTGATTGTATTGGTAAGGATGGAAAGCAGCATGTCTGTTATCCATGGAAGAATAATTGTTACTGTGGGGAACCAGTATTACGGAAGAAATTATTAAGGGATGATTGGAAAAAAAATAGTTGTTACGAGTGTTCTTACTAATACATTATGTGGGGTGATACCAGGCCATCAGGTATCCGCTGCCTGGACTCTGTTGAGTGCGGACCTGCCCCACATTAGATAAGGAATAGATCATGAACTGGTCAGAAAAAGCAAATACAGATAACCCGTTTTGTCAAAATTATTTATTCAGTGAAAATGATTTGAATAGAGCGAAAATTAAAAAATGGCAGTATCCATTATTGTTTTTTCTGCCGACCTACGTTCAATTATCAGATGGATATGAGATTCATTTCAAGCTTTGGCAGGGCCGAATATTTCTTATGAAAATGGTCAAGATCAGGAATAGATCATGATATTGTCAAGCCACACCAATCAGTGTCTTTTCACCATTGATGATGAATTTAAACCCGAACTTGATGCAGCATTTAAGGATGTTGAAGAAGATGATCCATTTAACCAAGAATACTCTATTGTTGGCAAGGAGGTTGAGATTGGTTTTATTATCCCATCTAAAATAAAACCAGGAGAATCAACACCTATGCGAGATATAAAAGGTAAAATTAATGACAGAATTAGTGAAATGCTTGATTTTGCTTAATGATGCGCCATGTTCCCGAAACGTATTTCGGGAACATCAGGTTTCCACAGGATAGGGGAGTTAAAAATGGAAAGGATTGGGGTAAGCTTTAACGACAATTATTCAAGCAATTTAACAAAAATACCAAAAATATATGATGTTGTTTTATATGATTCGGCAGAAAGTGTGTGGGAGGCATATTGGGGTAGTGATTTTGAAGATAATGGTGGATTTGGGGGGTTCGATGGTAAGGGAAATGAAATTGAAATGTCTCAAAAAGAGGTCATAAATAATATTAAGCAAGCTGGCTTATGGGGGTTTGTGTCTGGGAAGGATGAGTTGCATATCTGGATTGATTTTAAAACAGCCGATACTATTGATATCCTCTCAATGTTCAGTCATGAACTTGGGCATTTTCAGCGGCCCCATAAGCGCGATGTGATGCAGGAAGAAATGAAAGCAGAGCATTATTCTGACATGACGAGATGTGCTTATTCATTATTCGAAACAATAAGGGCTAAATTGAATTCATGACAAAATTAAGAGTATTATACCGGAAAAATTTAAAAATGAGTATTGGCAAGCTTGTCGCTCAAGCGGTACACGCTGCTATCGGATGTCGGGTCACTAACCCCTCCATAACAATAATTGTCCTTGGCTTGAGTGATAAGAAATATAAGGAAGAAGTGGGGAAAAATATTAATGCCTTCCGAGTTTTTGATGCTGGATATACAGAGGTGGACCCAGGAACAGAAACTTGCTGTGGGTACCTAATCTCGTGAAACATGAACAATAATTCAGACAAGATTATATGATATAAAAAGGAAACCCCTTGACCGGACCCAGACCAAATAAATTATTAACCCCCGAAGATGTTTCTTCACTGTTGCGAATTTCCGTAAAAACAGTGTACAAACATCAAAGAAAGCTATATGGCTTTCATCCAGCAGGATTAGGAGTCTTACGATTCAGGAGGGAAATAATATATGGGATTATGGAAGGACAAGACCCGAAAACATTGGTGTTATCGTTTCCAGTATCAGGGTCAGGGATATTACGGTCGGGGCTACAAAGACCGGCGAAGCGCAGAGGTAGCAAGGTCAAAAAGAAGAAAACAGGTAAAAACACCGATCCAAACAGGCATGGCTTATTCGGAGGCGGTTAATAAATATCTCGATCATGCAGAAAGAAGATTTGTTAAAGCAGTATATAAATATAAAAAGTATGTCTACCAGCAATTTTTTATCTTTTTGGAAAATGATTTCCAGATAGATGAACTGACAACACCAACGATAAAGGCGTATCTTGAAACACGGCACAGCAATAATAATTATAATGTTCACAGAAGGGACTTATCAGCATTTTTTACATATGCAAAAGATATTTTGGAAGTTATTGACCGTAACCCAATAAAGAAAATAGAGAAGATGCCACACACACCAAAAAAGAAAGTTATCCCCCAGGAATCAGATGTAATTAAACTGGTGCTGGCAGCAGACCCGAAAACAGATGAAAGGGATTTGTTGCTTGTCCTATTAAACACTCTGGCAAGAATTGATGAGGTTTTAAGACTGACCTGGGATGATGTGAATTTTGATAAAAGGATCCTAACAAAGACAACTAGAAAAACCAAAGACGGATCCTGGAAAGAAGTGCCTGTAAAAATTAATGATGAGTTATATGATATATTGTGGAAAAGATGGGAACACCGAGAACAAGATATTTGGGTTTTTTATAATAAGAGATATGATGATCGATATCAGCACAGACCAAAATTCATGAAAGGTTTATGTAAACGAGCTGGAATTATCCCACATTTTGGTTTCCATACACTCAGGCATTTAATGGCCTCTTTATTAAATGATAACCCCAAAATATCATATAAGACAATTCAGAATATGTTGGGCCATGCCGACCAGAAAACAACAGAAATTTATTTACATGAATTAAAGGATGCTGACACGGTTGCAGTAGACTCAATTTCGGGAAAATTTACACAAAAAAATGAAAAGGTGCCGCCAAAAAGTGCTACCAAAGACAAAAAAAGGATTCCAACGAAACGCTGAAACCCTTGGTATTAAATGGTCGGGACGGCAAGATTTGAACTTGCGACCACTTGTCCCCCAGACTTACGGTCGGGTTTTGAATAGCCTTGTATATAGGCTTTATATGGGGTGTTCATTCTACCCGGTGCCCTGTTTTTTGCACATTTACCATAAAAGCCGCCGCCAAAAAGTGCTACCAGAAATATTAAGATTGAAATGGCAGGACGTTAATTTTACAAAAAAAACAGTTACAAGGTGGACCAGAAAAAGGAGTTCCGGTGCGTATGAACCGATTACTTGCCATATGAATGAAGGATTGTATAGATTATTGAAAGCGCGATGGAATAATAGGAAAAACGAAAAGTATGTGTATTTTAATACAAAAACTAACAATAGATTTAAGCACCGTCCTAAATTAATGAAAGGACTTTGTAAGAGAGCAAAAATAAATCCTGCTTTTGGATTCCATAATATCCGTCATTTTGTTGCAACATATCTGGCAGATGCAGAAAAGATATCAAAAAAATCCATAGGCGGTTTGCTCGGTCATAAAGCATTGCAGACAACAGAGATATATTTACATTCGACACCTAGTTCAGAAGTAACTGCGCTTGATAAATTATATAAAAAATTCGGTGGTAAAATTTGAGACACTTATTTGAGAACTTTTGGGTATAATTGAGATACTATATAGTATTCAGTAGAAAACAACCTCCTGTATTATAGGCTGTTGTGGGCTTTCAAAACTATACCGCTTGCTTTGGGAGCAAGATGTCGCAGGTTCAAATCCTGCCGCCCCGACCAGTAATGGCAACCCTTTCCAGACTTCCAAAAAAACCGGAATAAAATTTTGAGTGGGTGTTTTGAGTGCTTTTGCTTTTTTTTCTGACTTTTTTACCCGACACGACGCTGATCAAAAACAATATGTACTGGGAAATGATATTCATCAAAGCTATTGTTTAACTTGCAAAGTGAATATAACAGCATAATTTTTTTAATATCCTCATCGCTGTTATCCCATGCAGCACCACCACCGATCCTGACAGCCTGATACATTAATTTCGCCTTGGTTTTATTTGCACCATTCAGAATCATCAAATCATATAGTATCTGATCTGCCATGCCCCGGGTAAGCTGATGATTAACGTATAGCCAGTCGTGGATCAAAGCGGGTGCCATGATGTCTGGGTGAAACGGTGTATATGTAACCAACCACCCGAACGACGGTATCGATGCACCATCATAAATAAAGAATTCAGGGACCGTTATTTTCGTGTTTCCATATTTAATCGAATAATCATCCAATAATGCATATTGATCATTCATTGGGACCGGGCTCAAATTTGGTTGAAGAAGTGTCATTTTACCAATGCTACCAATTGATCAAATACACCGAAATACATAGATGCAATAACAACGACACCGATAACAGCTACGGCAACTTGCCTTGTCCTTGGGGTTAGCCCATTCCAAAAATCTTTCATTTTCCCATCCTTTAATATACCCACATTAATTCTTTTGGTTTATCTGGATCCTTATCCGCATGGACAAAATTCTTCCCTATTCCAATTCGATTAAACCCGGCTTTTCTGAGTCCATAAATAATCTTGTACCTGGCATAAGAAGTTTTACACTCTATATCTGCAGCCAGGCCTTTGGGATGACTTGAGGTTTTTGAGCCACCAACTTCTGGTTTGAGGTTGTGTGCCATGCATCGGATGGTTGAATTCAATTTAAAAGGAACTTCCGCGTACCCCCTGGCCCGGTCAAGATCCAAAACAATATCTTCGTCCATGTCCTCAAAATCAAGGTCACATTCACCGCATGGACAATAGAATTCATCTTCTTTAAAATTGATCATAACACCCCAAAGGCTTTAAGCAGGCATCCGGTAACAACCGTTGACAACAGCAATAGAACTTTCCATTGTTTCGACAGATCATTTTTGATTTGATCGCGGGGGCAAGATGCCTGGAAATTTTTAACCTGATTAAGAATTCCTTCCGGGCTGAAAGCCTCGTCATACTTAGACCACAAGCTATTTACTTGTCCTGAGATATTATTTATCCTCTCAGTTTGAACCGCAATGAGTCCAACCGCTGTTTCGATTTTATCAACCTTCTTTTCCATCTGATCGAGTTTTTCCAGTATCAGTTTTTCAGTCATTGCAGTCCCTTTTTATTGATTAACGGCGGCGATTTCTTCTTTTTCAGCAAGAATGATTTCTTCTTTCTTAATCATTCTCTTTATCCACTTGGTCCGTACAGAAAATTCACTAAGTTTTATTTTCTTGCTCGCTTTGATTGTTACTCTACGCTTTGCAGGTAATGCCGGACTGACAACAAAGTAACCAGTGGTATGAGGCGATCCTTTGCTATTCCATCTGTGAGGCATTAGTTTAGGAACTTCAACATCATCAATTAAAGTAGTTCCTTTAAGTCCCGGATAAGTAGCGAACAGTTCTTTTTTAGTAAACCCACGAAATCCAGCTAAACCGATATTTTTAACCCCGTCAGTAGTTAGGAGTTCGTCTTTATTACAGGATCTAAGACGCTTGAGCAGATATTTGGGAAATAATACATGCAGCACTTTATACCCATTAGCCAGAGTCCCAACCTGCACAGAGCTGATATTGAATTCAGGTGTTACTTCAGTGATTTCAACATCTTCAACTTTTGCTTTAACAAGGTCTACCATGATTGAGGTTCCTTATATATTTTAATTGATCCAAATTCCTGAAAATACTCATTCTCCCAGGCCAGTGATAAATTATTATCTGCGTTAGGATCAGTAAGGAATGATCCATCAAAGTCAACAACAGAGCTTTCCCATGGGCCTGTTGCACCGGATTTGTCTTCTACTATTAATTGCATCTTGGGTTGATTGACTCTTTTGATTGAATTGATAGTTACCGTTGCTGTATGGCCTGCCTCTGAGGCTATTTTGACATATGTTGTAACTGATGGGGTATAATCATACTCATATGTACCATTAGCACTGACCACAGCACCTACTGTTATAGCTTGTGTAGCGCCACCATCAAATGGTAAAGTAATATCCCCACTACCTGAATAATTTGAAACTGTTGCATTGACTGTATAAGTGTAGCCTAATACCCAGTAAGATGTGTCAACAACGCTACTTTCTTCATCTATAAAATCAATCACATCCCCGTTAATCGTTGGAGAGCCAGAATTAATAGCAAACGTTCTATCAATATCAGCACTCAGCGTATCGTCTGCCTTGTGACCGTAGATTGCCTTGATTAGATAGTTTGTGTTTGCTACGTATCCGATGCTAGTAAAAGTATAGTTAGGCACCCCAGTATCATACAAAAGGATATTACCAGAGTTACCATGCATTATAAATCCATCACCAGCACCCGTCTCATTCAGATCCAAAATACTTTGATTATTATCTGTCATCTCATCAGCATCAAACTTCGGAGTCCAATCCACGTGGATTTCGCCTTGTGCATCATCAACTACTTGCATTGAAAAATTATCGGCTACAATAGTTCCAGAACTTGCACCAACCAATCTAAAATATAAATCACCTGTTGCTGTTGCTTGAACTCTAAAAATCTGAGGCCCAACAGTTGACGGTATAGTTACCGAACCAGTAGTAAACCCACCTGAATATAGCACAAAATTACCACTCACCTGCGTAGTAGATATTATATCATATGTTAAGTATAAATAATCACCAGTGGATACCCCTGCATTTTGCATTAGTCTTGGGTTAGCGTTTAATGCAGTATCAAATACAACTTGATTACTTCCATTAATTGTACAACCGTCATTATTCGACCATCCTGTGAAATCACCTGTCGAAAAATCACCATTACCAATCAGCTCCGTTCCATCAGGCTCACCGTCCAAACTATCCTGAAGGTTGCTTGCACAGTTTTGCCAGGCTGTTGAGGGTTCTATTTGTTTTACAGTAATATTATCCCAATATAGTATACTACCTGCATCTGCATTTGATGTACTTCTAAGGTACACCCTTCCATATATATCAGAACCTACAGTTATAATGGTAGTAACAGTTTGCCACTGGTCTAACAAAGATATGCTTGCCTTTGATATTACTTCACTACTACCTGTAAATGTGCCTGCCTCTGTTATGTAAGGGGCACCTCCGCCAGAATATCCAGTCGGAATATAAACCCTACCAACCATTTTGTATATTGACCCAGCTTTTAAAGTTAAATCATCTGATGTTCGCGCAAACCACTGATTGCCGCCATCTACATTGATACATTTCATTGCACCAGCAGAGCTTAAATCAGTAATGGTTGTTTCATGTTCCGCTGTTGTAGTACTAGTATAACCTGACCATCCTGTTATGTTCGTTTCGAAATCACCATTAGTAACCAGTTCAACCCCATCAACCTCCTGCCAATAATCAGAATCAATATCAGGCAGCACAGAACCAATAGGCCACTTGTACCCCTCGTCATCGTCTGAGTAATTGAGAGGTACGGTTATTGTGTCTGTGGTTGTTTTGACGTATGGCAATTTATATGTTGATTTAGTCAATTGTGCTTTAGGGTCTGCCGTATCAGTGCTTATAGTAACTGTACCCGTACCAGAAACCACAAACTGATCTGGACTACCATAGGTTGCACTCGCACCGGCATCTATTGTAGCTGTTCCTGCGGTCACTGTTACAGTAGCGCCGTTCAGGTCAGTCGATACCGTGTAAGTTCCAGTAGATGTGATATTGACGCTTTGTGTCCACGGGCCTGAGCCTGTCCAGTTGCTTGTATCTTCTGATCGGATAATCAAATTAGTAAACGATCCGCCAGTGAGTAGCTTACCACCATCAATCACAGGTTCGTTCGCACCGTAGGTGTTACCGGAATAATCAACACGACCCGAATCAAGAGCTGTCACCATGGGTTGTGTTGATACTATATCTGCAAATGAGCTGTTCAGATAAAAGTTATAGTCCGTGTAATTATTGGGTGAAGAAATTGAAATTCCTTTGCCAATTGTCAACATTTGGTTTCCTGTGAAGCCATTTCCGATTCTAAGCATAGATCTCCACCCTTTACCTATTTCGATGTCTTCGAAGTGGTAAGATTTCGACTGTATCTTCCGTTGACTTTGACTCAGCCCAGAAAAAAGCCGCTCCTTTTCCCAAGGCTTCATTTAATGATTGGGATGAGTTCGCCTTGACAGTGAAATAAGTTGTAAGCTCCTCCACATTGGATATTTTCATATCAACAGCCCCTCTTGCCTGTATTGCATAATCTTCACAATCCTGTGCAGCTCCAAGTGAAATTTTTGCTGCCCCTGCTCCGGTTGCGGGTAAGGTTTCATTAATCGGTGCTAAAATCATTTTTCAAATCCTTTCAAAATAGAAAAGGGGCAATACAATGTTTTAGACACCGTATTGCCCCTTTAGTTTTTTTGTTTAGATCCCGGGTTGGCCGACTCGGGATCTAAGTATTTAGTTATTAAAAGTATATCATATTTTTATTAATAGTGTTATCGTTAATCTTAGGGCTCAAACAATTCAGAGGGGATACCATCAATTTAATTTTAGAAATATTATTCATCGCTATCCTATTCGGTTCGTTCCCTGTCGCATTCATTTTGCATTCTGATGAAGAATACAAAATTCTCGCTTTTGTAATAGTTGCAATAGCAGTATATGGATTACTGGGTGCCATTGGGCATATCTGGCCCCTGCTATTCCTTGTTCCTTGTGCCTGGTACTTTGCACTGTCACCTTTGTTTAGTAAAAAACTCAAGAAGCCCTCCGTAAGATAACCTTTTTATTGAATGCCCGTTTTAACTTTTCTATCCGTTTTTTAATTTTCTCTTTTCCTTTTTCGGTTTTTGCCCGTTTTAAAAGGGTGTTCAGTTTTTTTATTCTCGATTCATATTTTTTCGCAGATGTATAAAGCGTGTACACTTTATTCTTGCGTAATTTCTTTTTCTTTGCCGGATACTCTTTTGCCTGTTCATGCAATCTATATATATAGGTTATGTTAGATCTATAATCAGTTGTGACTTTATATTCTGATTGAGAGCCCAAAACTCTTCTAAGCCCAGGTATTTTTGAAGTCTTTAGATCCCCGGACAACGCCCTGATTGGCAGGGAAACTGTATCCGATAGGAATCGTCCGGCCCCGCCTGTAAAAGTGTCCCAGACTAAATCAAGCGTTTCGGGAGACACATCAACCATGCCGGGTTTTACTTTATTTCCACCGCTGATTGTATTCGCAGCTTTGGCCAGCATCTTAGATGTTGGTCTGACAGATCCCCAGTATTTTTCAGAGTCTGGTTCTGGTGTTCGTGAAAACGGGTTGCCCTCTGGCATTAATGGAGAACCAAAAAATGTTTTGTTTTCACCAACCTGGACAAACGGATCTCCGACGGTTGGCGATAAAGTTTGCAGGACAGTAGCAGATTGCAACGGGTTAAATGCATCCAGGGCAGTTGCTAACATTCGGCTTGCACCATCCAGTGGGCTATAATCATCTTTTATCGCAAGATCACCAATCTCAGTACCTAACGCCCAGAATACATTATATCCCCAGGGCAATGGTATTTTAGCATACTTACCCTTAGTCCCGGGTATCATAAAGATCATGTTTCTTGCTTTCAGGTAATCGTCAACCTGATCATAGTATGGTATATCGTCTTCATCATCGCCGCCCAGTGACCTATTCGCAATGGCCAATATGGTTGCCAGCCCCATGGTGCCACCCAAAATTTTAGCCATTTTCTTAGGGTTATTTTTAATCGTTTTAAAAATCCGGGTTGATCCCTGGATGCCTGCATTTGCAAAAAGGTAAAGACTATTTATGACAGGGCCGTAAGCACCTTTCTGGTTAAAGTTTACAGTCAAACCCTTTGCCATGATTGCGGCCTTTGCCTCTGACATACCAGAATCAATACCGGCCTTAAATGTGGACAGCCTGACCGCATTTTCAACAATCGAGTTATAGTCCTCGACAAGCTCAACCAATTTAGCGGCCGCTTTTTTGGTCTTATGTCCTTCCCGGAATAAATCTATCTGGCTTTCAAGTTTCGCGGCCTTTGTTTCAATATCCTTACCGTAATCGATCCAGCCTATCTTTGCCCCGGATGATTCGTATCGCTTGACTATACTCACCCACTCATGGGAGCCGTCACCCTGCATGGAACTGTAAAGACCCTTCATAGCTTTTGGGACATTCTTAAATATCGTTTTCCTCATGTTCGATACTTCTGTATCGGTCAAATTAAAAGCAGCGGTTTGAAGGTCACGCGCAAGGTTAGAGAAAATAAATTCAGGGTTCCATGTGGTGTTTACTGCGGCAAGTCTTCGGTTTAATTTACCCAAAGCATTTACAATCGGACCTGAATTGTGATCATTCCCCTGGATAATATCAAGTATCCGCATGGCATGTATATTGTTTGGACTGGCTGAGACTATATAAACCTTACCATCAGTTTTAACTTTTATCTTTGGTTCGTCCTTACCAATAAAAAACGCTGGCCTTCTTTCGATATTACCTGACCCGTCATATGTAGCGACTGTTTTGGGTTCTTCAAAACTCAGGAAGTCTTTGTTCGGGTTCATTTTTATGAACTTGATAAAAGCCGATGCGACCTCTGCTTTTTTGGCATTTATGATTTTTTTCTCATGATTCACAAAACCATTCGCCAGAAGATGGACCGCTCTTTTTGTGGACCCGCCCCTGGGATTTACATCAGAACCTAAATTTGTGACACCACCCCCGATACCTTTAAAAGCGCGTTTCTTTTCATACCCTTCCCTGAACAGTGGAGCATAATAATCGAAAGTACCCTTGATAGCATTATATTCTTCATCTGACAGTCGGCCTGCATCATGGGATATTTCAAGACCTTCAGCGTTCATTGCGTCGTACAGCTTTGCAATTTTAGCCATGGTTTTGTTGTCTTTCCACTTGTCAGAAATCTCTTTGGCTTCATTGTCTCTTGGGTCAATGTGGCCGTCAGTCATGCCTGAAGGTTTCGCGCTAAAAGTTTCCCATTTGTCTCTGACATCGAATTCTCTATCGATCTTATCAACTATCTTTTTATGATATGCTATCGATTTTTCAGCTTTTTCAATCTGGCTTTCAGATAGTGGAGAATCAAGCTTTGATTCAGCCCTCATTAATTTTTGGTTGGCAGCTGCAAAGGTTTCTTCAATTGTACCCAATTCAGATTCTAGGAGGTCTAAATAACTCTCCTGAATCTCATTGGTTGGGAATTGCATCAACTCAAAATCAGCGTCCATTTCTGCAATCTTATTTTTGAGGCTGTCCCCTCTTTGTGCATCTGCCAGCTTTCTCAGGTAATGCCGCGCATTGGTCAACCTTAACCTGGCATTGGCCTCTGGTGCATGACGGGCATAAAGGAACTCGTCAACCAACTCCACGGTTAGTTTCCCAAGGCCAATAAGTTGCTTGATTGGCTTGAAATATTTTTCTTCTGCTTTATCGATATCACCCTTGGCTTTACTGACTCTTAATTGTTCCTTTAATCTAAAGTCTGCGGCTTCTGGGATATCCTTTTTAATTGCTTTGTAAAGCTTTGATACCGGACTAAGCTCATCAACAATATTATGCTTGAAATCTTCAACAAAGCTTGAATTGTCCTCTATTGAAAAACCATCGTGTCCAAGATCTTCGGAGGTTTGATACCTGATATCAGGGTTGTTTTTATCCCATGTGCCTTTGTTGTGGATGGATTTTATTTGGGCGTTATTCGCTGCATCTGGACGTACAATTATCCATTTGTCTTCTCCTGATAAATATTCTTTAGCAGACTCGTCTACACTTAACCCTTTGAAGATGTCATTTTTATTTATTATCTTAAAATTTTCCCTCACGACATCTGGGAGTTCATCTGCTCTTTCTTTTTCCATCCATTGATGGAAAATATGATCTACCATTTCTAAATGTTTCTGTTGCTTAATAGATGCTTTTTCATACGCCTTTTGCATCACTTTTATATTTTTATCGTAAGCTTCTTTGTATAATATCTTAGCTGATGGAGACTTGTCAGACCAGACCACTATGACACCATCATGACCACCATTATCCAATACAGAGATAAGGCTATCTACATCTTTTGTTTTTCCCTCAACAAATTTAGAAAACTTTTTACCAGAAATAACATAAGGGTTGTCGAGCCTGATGTGCGCATCTATAATCCCAGCACCTTCAACAATCTCTCCATCTAAAATACTATCATGAAGAAATTCGTCATATTCATCTTCTTGATTCAGATTTTCTACATCGTAACCTGTCGCATATTCAGATGCAATATACCGATCTGTTGTGAAATAATGCCCGATTCTATTATTTTCAGCACTCCCGTATATCCCACTTCCGGTCATTTCTGCACTAAACTTGTTTAAACCACCTGCTGAAAAACTTCCATGAGATGCTTTTAATAAAACCGGTTCTCCTGTTTTATATTTGCCATTATCTTTAAGCCCTTTACTCCATTTTTTAAATGCCTTGGTTGCTGTGTTCTTGACTGTTTGGAAGGAGGAGGTACTACTTTGCACACCTGCGCCCGGTGTGCTGGATGGTTTAGGGGATAGAAATTTATCTCTTGTTTTTTTAGATGCACCAGTGAGGATGATGTTTATATCTTTATTGTCGCCAATACTACCAGAATAAAGCGTTATTGGGTTATCTTCTTTCCATATTTTTCCACTGTCGCTTGATGAACCAAAAGACCAAGAAGCATATGAATCTTTTTCTAAATTAGTTATAATATCGCTTAATGTTGAACCATATTTTCCAGCATCTAGATCAAAACCTGCAACACCGTCATGGTCAACGTGAACCCATTCTTTGGTATGTGGGTCTTTTCTGACTTCTCCTAGCTTTTCACCACCTTCCCCAAAAAAATGATATAAATCTTCGTGAATTTCTTCAAATTTTAAACTTTGCCCGAAATCTTGTTGAACTGCACCCTCAGGGGAATTGTCTGCTCTCTCCCCCATAAATCCAGACCAACCCCTTTCTAAATCATCGCTTATCCTATCTGAAAAACGAATGTGAATTTGGCCGTCCTCTATAGGGATGTCTTTTATTTTCTTGAATTTCACTCCACCAGCGGGCGTAACGGGGTTTGATTCAGTGGATATGTTGCCCTTCCCCTTTTTATCTGTCACTGAAAACTTGCTACCACTATTCGGCTTAGTTTTCAAGCCATTTCCACGATTAATAGCCTCACTCATAGCATGAGCAATAGCACCTTGAGCCTTATCAATATCAACCACATACTGTTCCGCTCTGGTTATAAATGATTTGATTTTAGCCACAACTTTTTTAATTGCGCTGAATAACTTCTGAGACATTGAAGGAGATTTTTGATTTAACTTTGACCAGAATTCAGGACGTTGAAAGCTATCCCCTGCAAAATCGCCTATAAATTCCTCAAGCAAATCCGCTTCTGATAATTTGGGCAGGTTCGCAAGTTCACGATTGGTTTGTTCTGTAGCAGCGTAAAGGAAATAATCTTTTTTATTATTTTCAAATTCGCTAACAAGATAATCGTAAAGGTCAGGGTGATTGTTCTTTATCTGGTGGGTTACTTCATGACCGAGTATACCAATTTCTGGAACACCGGATGAAAGATTGATAAATAATTGATCTGTGCCGGGGTAGGTAAATCCTGTTATATTGGTATCTGGATCAGAGGTTTTAAAGAATACTGTTTTTAATCCGAGTGCTTTTCCAAGTTTGTTAAGGGTTTTTTGTTTTCGGTTGGCAGGGATTGTGATTTTTGCTTTTGAGGCATCCCCGATGTTTTCAATCGCTGCATAAAGTCTTTGTCTTGTAATGCTTCCGGTTTTAGATAATACCTTATCCCGTTTACTTTTACGCAGGGCATCTTTCTTATCCTTCTTTGATTGAAATAGGGCTTTTAGTTTTTCTTTGCCTGATAGTTTAGCATTTTCCCCAGTTTTGTCAATTGACTTGCCTTGGAATAAGGGCATGCCTTCTTTCAGGGATTTGGATTTCATTTCTTTGGTTATTTCTAAAGCATGTAGAGTTTCAAGCTCCCCTTTTTCTTTAGCAATTTTCCTTGTCAAATCATCTAATTCTGCATAATCTGAGTCTTCATATGCCTCATTTGTAAAAACATCAATCTCCCCGACCCGAGACTTACCCCATGCTTTTTTATTGAAGAATTTATTTACTTCGGCGGGTAGGATCTTGTCATAGAAGGCAAGCATTCCTTCGCCGCCTACTTTGAGATCGATACCTGACAAAGATCTCTCCCCATGGCGTTTTTTGTCACCTTCACTATTCTGCATTTTTTGAACAATTTCTTTACCAACAACATCTTCAGCTTCTTCAAAAGTCATTAGTTCATCGAAAGAGTTTATGCGTTCCCCGTCAATAGTTTGAATATCCATTCTAACTTTACCGGGTCCCGGGGTGAAATATAAAATTTCCTCTATGTGCTTACTCAAATCATACCGATCAGCCTGTTCTGTACCTTGAGTCCAAGCAATAGTATCAAACCCGTTCTCCGCTGCGTATCTGACCATCCGTTTAAAAGCGAGCATGGGCCATGTTTTTTTGAATGGGGCGTTGGGTGTAGATTGTGAAATGTTATAGTCATTTACATTTTTAAGAGCATCTTTTACTGCTTCATTCTCACTCCTACCCCTACCTATAATGACATCACCGGCAGAATCTATCAAACTTCTACTACCCCGTGAATATTTGCCTGGGCCTTTAACAAACCATTTTTTAGTCTTTCTAACTGGATTTATAAACTCGTCTGAGAATGTCCCTGGTTTGACTTTGTTTGCCCATTCAACAAATAGTATTGGGTCCCCTACATTTTCAGTATTTGGATCTTTATCAAAATAATCTTGAACAGCATCATCAAGTTTTTCTATCTTTTTTTGCTCGGATTCTGACAATCCGTCATACACTTTACTCAACCCATCAATTACAGTGTCATAGTGTTTTTTGAAGTTATTACGGATTGTCTTGGCATTAATCGCCATATTTTTTGAATAGACACGGGTATCTTTTGGTAGTTCAGCTAATGGTCCTGACGCATACCCTTTCTCCCTACCTCTTTGGTGCCAGTCACTTTGGATTTCCTCAACATGCAGGACTTTTTTACCATCAATCTCACGCTCTGACATTCGGACATGGGCTAATACATTTGGTTCGTCCCAATGGGGGGATTTGTAATCTTGTTTTAATTTTTCTGCTCTTTTACTTGCTTCTGATATGCTATTAAAGCCTGTGAGTTTTTTTAATCCGGATTTAGATGGCAACGTCAGTAAAATCTCTTTGTATTTTTTGCCTCCGGGGAGTTGGTAGTCTGAGAATTTTGTTTGTTCTTCCGGGGTTCTTATTTCTAAATTTAAGCTTTCGGCAATTTCGTCTGCATAACCTTCATGGACTACTTCTCCAAGGTTACCATCTTTATCTTCTTCAATTATGTAACTATACCCTTCTGGCCCTCTATCATCAAAATAAAGACCGTCTCCAAGTTCATCGTTAACGTATAGTGATATTTCTTCATGTGCTAAAGATCTTTCACTCAAATTTTCACCCTTAACAACTTCCTCAACCTGAACCTGATTCTGATCAAGATAATCAAGAGCTTCTTGTTTTGTGACCTTACCTTTTTTAGAATCAAGCCATTCATTCAATCCAGACCATTCAAGTTCTTCTTTCTTGAACATGCCCTTTTTAGCCCATGAATTAACTTGAGATTTCATCATTTTTGCAGGGGCATTATTGAGTTTTTTACTAAGGGTTTCCCGCATTTTGGAATACCACGGGGAATGGTTTTCAGGGGATTGGTTCAAGGTTTGGTATTGAGGTCTTGTCCCATCTTTTCGATATAAAGTCAAAGCCCCAACAGAAGAACCAGATGTAAATGTATCAAGATGGGCGTTGATCGCGTGATACATCTTGACAACAGCATCTTTTACCTTTTTGTATGCGCTACCAAGTTTACCAGCAACTTTTCCTGAAAAATCTTTAAGGGACATCCCTGCTTTGTAAATACCTGTAACAAGATCTTCAAGAATATATGCCCTACCGTCTTCTGATGTTACCTTGGTATTTGTCTTCCCTATTGCTTCCCGGATTGTTGTCTTCTCACCCCGACCATCCCCAGACGCATCCTCAAACTCCTTCGCTAACCCTGGTATATCTCCCTTAACCGTCGCGCCCATGTCTTTCATGCGTTGGGTTACACGCGATGCCAAATCGTTGTCAAACTCTATATTCTTGGCATAAATCCAAACGGTTTTGGGTTTCCCAACAACCCCATATCGGGCTGATCTACCGGAAACCTGGGCAACACCGCTTGCTTTCCATGGGAGATTTAAATTTATTTGGGTTGTAGGATGATCACCGACTGTGTCATGAAGACTGAGCCCAGTGCCGCCTTTTGCCATAGTTGCAACCAAAACCTTTTTGTTCCCCTTACGCCATTGTGATAAGTTCTTATGAGCCTTGATATCACTAACCGCGCCAGTGTATATAGCTACATTTTCTTCACCGAATGCTTCAACAATTTTTGATTGTGTTGGTTCTAAGGTAAGGACATCAAACCCTGCATCTTGGATTGCCTTCGCTGCGTTATATGTTACTTTGCTATATGGAGGTTTTTTATCTCGCAAATCCCGTGGTGTTTGTTCCCACATATCATATGCTGTAATAATACTGTCCGTATCAATCCGCCGTTCAGCTTTAGTTTCAACAAAAATAATTGGGTTTCGGCCTTCCTTTATTGCAGATTTAGCAGCGGCGATAGCCTGGTCAAGTTTACTTGCCTCAAGTATCCGTTTTCTAAGGTTCACACCATAAGCTGCCAATTGCCCCTTTTGTTTACCAGGGAGATTATCCATCGCATAATCAAAAGCATTTGTTATGCTGGTATACATACTCACATAATCAGCATCAACCGAGACTTTACTTACTTTGACTTCTGATGTTTTAGGATCAAGTTGCATGTCTCGCTGAGTCATCACACCTTTATCTATAAGCCAGTTCCTTGCATCAATAGCGTTTTGTTCAGAACCCTGACCAGGCCAAACCAAAAACTTGTTGTTTCTGAACTGGCTGGTGTATGCACCATGGTCAATTGCCCAGTCCCAATGACCACTAAAAAAAATATTTGTCGGTTCAAGGTATGCGGCCTCAACTGGGTTTTCAAATGGTGTGGCTGAAGCAAATATTGAAAATTTTGACTGTTCAATGAAAAGGTTTGCTCTTTTCCCGACAGCGGATTTCACATTTTTAATATTTTGACTCTCATCAAAAATCAATGCGTCATACGATGCTGGAGTCGTTTTGCGTAGTTTCGCGTATGTGATGAATTCAACATTTTTTATATCAAATGCGGAAAGATCTTTCTTGAGTTGGTTGACCAATCCATTATTCATCGTCACATAGAGTATCTTTTTTGCACCATTGCGCTGCAATTCCTGCATAGCACCACCAAGTACAAATGACTTTCCTGTACCAGCCTCATTCGCAAGGAGAAAAATGCCGGTCTTTTCATTATGCGCTTTTACTATCCTTGCAATATCATCGACTTGTTCGTTTAAAACTTTTTGGGGAATTCCGAATTCTTTCCCTTTGTTGATCGCAGCTATTGTGTCTGTTTGGACATACCTTTCAGGATCATCAAGAGTTCCCATTTTGTGGGTTCCCTTTTTTCTAACAGATCCGGCCACCCCGGGTGATCGTCCATCCAGATTTTCATCACTTGTTCCTCGATCTCCGGGTGTTTTTTCACTATCTGGTTGTAATATTCCATGTTTATCTCTGAGTGCCTTGGCGATATTTTTTGTTGGGTCATGATCAAACCTCCATTGTTTTTGTTTCCACCTTGCACCAACCCCTTTTAACAAATCTTTATTTTCAAAGGTTCCTTTTCCAGACCCTTTGTCGTACCATTTTTTTTTCTGAGAAACACCCCATGTAAGTCCATCCTGTTCTACAAACAGACCGAAATCAGAAAGGATTTTAACATCGCCATCATCTGTCTTATCATCTGTTTTGTCTGAGGCCGTGTCAACCTCTTTAATGTCCTTGCCATCTGTCATACCAGAGGCATCAAACCCAGGATAATATCTTGCTGCCTCATACCATGATCTAAGATATGGTTTAACGACATCACCGATATCCTTTATCATTGCCTTGGAATATGCAGTAAAACTTCTGGCACCTGATTCAATATGATAGCCAGCGATCTGAATGCCAGCCTGGACAATCTCAGGATCAAGGCCGGAATTTAACTGATTCCCTGACAGTTTCTGTCTGAGGATTTCCCTGGCTTTATCTGCGGCCTCTTTAGTGAAGACCTTGTTGTTAGATCCGTAATCACTTGAGAATTTTTCTGTTTTCTTTGGGGATTTTTTAATTGTCCTTTTTTTACTATCACGCTTATCAAGAGTCTTTTGAATTTTCCCTTTCAGGGATATTGACTCTTCCCAAAAATCTGAAGGAGATTTAAACCCAGCCTCTTCCATTTGCCTTATAGACTGGTCAACGGTCACAGCACCGCTTTCTGGCATAAGACGCAGTAAATTTTCTTCAAATCCCTCTGCTGATTCATGCTCCCATGCTGATTTTGCCAACCATTTTAGATGGATAGGAATTTTTGTTTTTGGGTTCGGGTAGTTGTATTCCTTTTTAGGAGTGGATTCAGATTTTTGTTCTTCCGTAGCTTCTGTGAATCCATTCTTTTGAGCATAATCAGCAAGAGCGGTTTCCGCCTCTTCTTTGGTATCATACCAATATCTTTGGTCTGTTTTCCCCCTGATATTCCTTCCACGTTTCTTTAAGTCATCTGTCTTAAAGAAGGTATATCCACCGTCTTTCTGCCATCCTTTTTGAACATGGACAAGTTTTCCTGATTGTGGGTCGTGGTAAATTTTAGGTTCACCGGTGGTTTGTTCAGTGGATATGTCGCCCTTCCCCTTTTTATCTGTCACTGTTTCTGGAATAACAGAATCTTGATTTTCTAACAACACTTTATCAGCGTTTTGTCTTATCTGGATGTTTTTAACAGGGTGCCATTGATCTTTATACTTGAATTCCCAATTGCCGACCTTAACACCGTTATAACTATTCTCACCACTGACCCTGCGATATTGTTTTCCGTCTATCTCTACCTCACCCTTCTCCACCACTTGCTCTTGAGGTATTTCTTCAAGTTCTGCTTTAACATCTTCAAGGGAAACTGTTTCTTCTCCGCTTGCCTCAAATTCCTCTTGGGCTTTCTGAGCATCTTGTATGTCTTCTATGTCTTCTTGGGTTGGATTGTCTTCAATATTTAAGCTTTCCTGAGTACCATCAACAGCACTATCGGGTAATGTCTCTGTATCGGGTTGTTTTGCCCCTTCAACGGTCTGGCTCAAAATCCCAGGCTCTGGACCTTTTTTAATAGCCTCAACGTCAATCTGTTCAAAAACATCAACAGTTTTAGTCACACCATCTTTTAGTACAACATCACCAAATGGTGTATCAGCTTCTTGGACCGTAAATTCGTCTTTAACACCATCGACAGTAGCAATAATTTTATCGCCTATATCCAGATCGCCGGCTGGGATCTTTTGTGATCCTAATAAATCAAATCCTTTTTTCTCAAGGTCGTCAGCTTCTTCTTGCGCTACAAATTCTCCTGTTTCGCCTGCATTTTCATTCGCTGCTTTTTCGATATGCCTGTATAAGTCTTCCTGGTTAGGATTTAATTTTTTCCCGCTTTTAATGTTATTAAATACAGCATTTAGTTGTACTCTTGAATAGACTCTTTTTTTACCGTTTTTATCTAAATAAGTAGGCAGATCCTGCATCCATTTTGGTGAATTCGCACCATACGGAATTGTTTCATACTGTTCACCATGTTCTTGAGTAACACCTTTAGTTTCAGTGGTATTTACTTCGTTTTGCATGGTATCTAATTTTTGTGAAAAAAGAGCTGACTCCTGGTCTATTTTTTGCTGCTGTTTCTTATACTCATCTTGATTTGTTTCAGGCACATCAACTTTACGGGCTTGCCACTTATCTATTAGTTCAATTTTTGTCGGCTGGCCATAATGTGCATTCCATTCATCTTCTGTTGTGGTTGTTTCAGGCACTTCAATAGGTGGTCCTAAAATCCCCTGTTCTTTTTTCATATCAGATATTAAGCCACCAACGTATTCAGATTCTGTCATTGGCGGTAAATCTTCGGTCAACTCTGCAGCATTCTGGAATGGATCAGATGGAGTATCACCCACATCAAGATCTAATGGTAATTCCCCTGGCATCGTGTAGCCTGGAGTGGATACCTTGCCCAGGATGCCATCTATTTGCTTGTTGGCCTCGTCTATGGCATCATCCGCGGTCTTGGCTTTTAAAATCCCGGTTGCAGTACCGGCGACAGCACCACCGCCAGCACCCAAGGAAGTTAAGACAACAGTTTGGGGTGCAACCTCTTTAAAAGATTCAAGCATATCACCCGGAGAAGTAAAGGACCGCTTATCACCATCTGACAACCCGGCTTCAATTTCAGTATTGTGCTGCCCGGTCTGGGTTATGGTTTCGGTTCCAAGCTCTGTACCGTACATTCCCGCTATTGCACCAAAAATCTTTGTACCAATGGTTTTCCCCAGTGCGGCCTTGAAGATGGCCCCGATCCCGGTCATTTGTGCAACATTACCGATTGATTCCGGTATGGCTTCCCACAAACCATGTTTGTTAATTAATGGTTGAGATTGTTCAACAAAGGCATCAATTTCTTCGGGTGTTGCATCAGGGTTTACATTCTGCCGATAGGCCCCTATCAGTTGCCGTGTAAACATGGTCCTGTCCATATTGTATGCGGCTTTACCCGATCCTGCCAAGGCAAGTGGTACACCGGCAATCGGAGTCGCATAGGAACTAGCTAAGATACCAGGGAGTCCTGCTCCCATAGCAGTAAGAGAAAACCCGGTACTTGCCCCGGCATCCCTGATTGCCTGACGTTTTATGCCTGGAACAACATACTCATCACCACCGGGCTCAGAAGACCGCTCAAGATTCCTTTCTTCCTGGGCTTCAATGGCCTTATCTTTCCAGTCGTATTCCTGTTCCGGGTTTTTATCTTCTAATAATGCAGCGATTGACGCCTTTGTATTAATAGGGACATCATACAAGAGCTTGCCGACATCCTTAACACCACCCAAGAAATTGTATTTTTTCTCTGGTTCCGGACCTGGCCCCCGATCAGGCATCTTGACCCGCCTTGAATCAAAGAAATAGTCAATGATTTCGGCTGATGTAGCACCATCGGCTGTGGCCGTATCATAATCAAAACCAAGCTTGCCAGACAAGAACCTTGCAATCTCGTCCTGACTCCCGACTTCCAAGGCACCTAAGTAATCAAATTCAAACATTATTTTCTTCTCTCAAGCATGTTAATAATCTCAGCATCAGTCATCTCCGAGTATTCTTTACGCAGAATTTCCGCTATGTTTTTACGTTTTCTCAACTCAAGGGATGACCCCATTTGACGTAATACAGCCGTGATTTTGTCTTCACCTGTTTTAACCATTCCGTCTGGTTGTGAACTATAAAGTTTTTCTTGAACATTGGACTTGATGGTAGATAACAGACTCGGTGCCTTATCCTTGTTAGAATATTTAGAACCATATTCAACTTTATCTAACTTTTCCCTGACTGCTTTGGGCAGAAAGTACAATTCATCTTTTTTGGGTTCTTCTACTTTAACTTTCTTATTTTTTGGATTTAATATTGGTTCTTTGATTTTGCTCGTATCCTTGAAATAATCTTCAAGACCACTCTTATCTCCCCCTTTAGGTGGTGGTGCTACCAACCCTTTAGGTGAATATTTTCTTGCCTCTATATTAAAGTCATTAATTGCCGCAAGATCTGATATGGCGTCTTTGTTACCAGCATCGGCTTGTTGTTTTAACGCAATCATTGCGGGGATAAGTTCACCCGTTTCCTTGTCTGTGTACCCTTCATAATTAGACAGAATATATAATGCTTTACGAGAAATAATAGTCCATTCTTTTGTCCGGGTATCAACACTATTCTCACCCTTTCTTCGCTGATAAGTTTTTTCTTCTTTTGCCACCCGACGATCATGAGTGGTTTGTTCGTCACCCTTTCTGCGCTGGTAGAGTTTTTCTTCCCTGTCTATTTCTGCGGCCTTTTCTTTTTTGGCGGCGGCTATCCTACGTTGATAAGTAATCTCATCCTCACCTATTCGACGTTTATATGTAATCTCATCATTTTTGTATTCTTCTGCTATCCTACGTTGATAAGTGATTTCATCCTCACCCTTCCTGCGCTGATAAGTTTTTTCTTCCTTGACGATATCGGCGGCTTTTTCTTCATCAGCCACCTTTTTTCTACGGTTGTATTTATCAGTTTCTACTTTTTCGAGACGATCATTTTCAGATTTTTTAAATTTTTGGCTGTCATCTTGCAATGCCATATTATTCGTATGACGCAATTCCTCAAGCCGGATCTGCCTTTTTTCCAGGGCATCAGCTTTTTGTTTATCCCGCTTGTCTGTAATACGGTCCTCGATATTGGCTTGCCAGCCTTGACCGGCCCCCTTAACAAAACCTAAAAGCGCTTTGCCTAAACTCATGCGGCACCCCCTTGAGCAAGTATTCCCCCTGGTTGTTCAGGCGGGATCGGCTGTTCCGGTGAAGGTGCTGGGCCCTGTCCACCCTGTTCCTGCATAGTCTGGACAATCTGCTGACCCTCTGGGGTTTGTTGGGCCTGTTCAGACATCTGGACCAGTTGATCTTTTGACATATTCCCAGATTCAACAGATGAATTTATAAATATTGCTGTTGCTCTCTGAAAAGCTTCATTCTTCTGTTCATCAGTTAGCTTCTGCATCCCGGCTGCTTCTGCCATGGTAATTATCTCACCCAGAACAGCATTCCCACCATGGACAAGGACTTCATTTGATATTTGGAGGCCTTCACCCTCTGCTGAGTCTGCAAGGCGCATCGTGATATCAACGGTTGCCTCTGCAATTGCTTCAAGGCGATTCTCATTGTGAAGTATCCTTGTCAAAATCCCCTCTGATACAGTTTTATCATGAACAACATTGATCGCATTGATTACAAATAAATCAAACTGTTCCTGCATTTCAGGCGGGACTTGAGTCTCTTGCCCTGGCTGATCCATTGGCATCTGCTCCATTGGCGGGGCTTGCTGATTCGGGTTCATTATGCGGTCCCTCCTGCTGCTAATAGTCCGGGATTTGATGCTTTGGGGCTAACCAATTTATATGAGTTTTCCCAGAAATCAGGTATTTTGATGTTTGACGTTGCCTGTGAATATGTTGGTATACCTTCCTCGACATACGGAGCGGTTCTGTTAAGTTCTTGTAATTTTTTTGCATACTCTGAGTTGGTTTCAGGTTCTTTTTCCAGCAACGCCCCTGCAGCGCCTGTCACACCACCGGCAAGTATTCTGGATGTTCCATCGCTCATACCGCCTTCACCAAATACTGAGCTGAAGACACCCGGTTTTTTAACAGGTGGTGCTTCCGCTGGAATTGGAGTTGATCCACCACCGCCACCGCCGCCCCCACCGCCCCCACCGCCACCGGTTGCGGGTATTATTGGTGTTGCTGCCTCAATTGGGGCTGTAGCTCCTGCATTTAACGGACCTTGAACAGTCTCAACAAATGGCGGTCCGCTCGTTGGTGCGCCCAACCCCACACCCATATCGGCCAATTGTGCCGACGCGCTGCTCATTCCTGTGGCTATTTGCAAGCCACTCATCACCCCCCCGGCAAGCCCACCAAAAAGCGCCCCTTTCAGCGCCCCCTGTAGAATATCACCGCCTGTAATGGCAGATGTAGCGGCACCGATTAAGGCACCATACACCGCCCCGACAACGGCCTTAGTTACAACAGCACCGATTACACCTGTGCCGACTATACCTGTCACAAAACTTGCGATAGGAGCTACTATCATTGGCATGGCACATCTCCTTTATTTAAACAAAATATAAGTTGGTCATGGAGTTTCCAGCGTTTCAGGAATGATTTTGTGATCATCCCTTCTTGCTTAAACCCCAAGTCTTTTACTAATTTTATTACCCGGTCATTATATCCCGGGATAATTCCCACTACCTTTTGGTAGAGAGTATTTTTAAACCCCCACTTCATGACATCTTTTGCAAATTGATGACCTCTTCCCCACATTTCAGGCCTGGTGGCAATATGGACCGAACAGGTAACACTATTCATTGGGTCAAGCCGTATTACGCCCGTGTGATCCTCATCTATTAAATAAACTATCTGAGGATGAATCACGGTTTGATAATCTTGAGGGGAATTATCATCCGTCAACCAGTCCCGGACCTCTGGATGGGTTAAAATCCCATCTATAATATGTGCGTCGTAGCATCGCTTTATGTCCATGTGAGCGTCACCCCATAAATACCGGCTACACCTTGCATACTCGCCTGATATTTTTCTTTTAGACTTTTAATTAGATCGGGTTTGTCTTCAGACTTTGTTGTGGTACTCATTTGGATTTCTAAGTATTTAGCCTGATAATTATTGCCAAGACTTGTCACTTGAGCCGCCCTGGTGTTGTTTTCAGATGTTGAAAGTTCTGCATTTAAAAGAGTAGTTTTTAAATCCCTTTCGGCTTTCGCTCTGATATCTGCATGCTCCTGCTGCTGTTTATCAAGTGCAAGTTTCTGTGTGGCGTCCTGGGAAGACAGCCATCGTTTGTAAGAAGCATCCAATTCCAGGTATTTAAGCTTTTGAGCGGCGTCGGCTGCCGATAACCCAAGTTTTTGCGCGGCATCCTGTGAAGATAGCCCAGATTCTATCAAGCCCTTTAATTCAGCCAATCCCCTGTCTTGGATATATGATTGTGCTGACAATCTTGAACTCGCTGTTTCCTGGGCAGAAATGATACCTACATCCGTTTGATATTTTTGATGTGCCGTTCCTGCATCGATCAACGATTTTGAATCCTGCTGTGCAATAGGAAGAGCGGCTTTTATTGCTGCTTCCTCGGAATGCTGACCCGCAAGACTGGAGTTCAACAGCCCCCTTGAATGAGCGACCCTTTCGCCAGCTTTCCTGGCACTGGTCATATAAGTGCCTCCCTTGGCAAGTAGTCCATTTAGCCGACCTTGCACCAAGTCTTTTTCTGGCGGTACGTACGGGGTCACATTTTTCAAGGTCGGGGTGCCGTTCCCACTATTTGCTGAAAACATCGATTGAACAATCGGAGTCGTGCCGGTTTTTGCATAGGGAGAAACGCCCTCAGCCCGGCCAAACTTTTCATAATGTTGTAATGAATTCATTCCACCAGACTTCATGGCCTCGTTCAGATTAGTTGTATTCCAGCCCCCTTTTGTAACGCCAAGGTTTGTATTTACAACACCAGTATCATTGGCCTGGACAACCTTATTTGCATCATAAACATTTTTATTCCAATCCGCATAAGGGGCAACGCCTTCTTTCATACCGTGCTGTTGATAATGTGATTGTGCGGTATGACCTACCTCACCAAATACCCTTTTAAGATTATCAACAGTCCATTGCTTTGCCTTGACTCCGTGGTGGGCTTCCGTCCCTGCATTGAGTCGCGCGACCTGATTTTTGTAATATACATCTTCATTGAATTGCATCGCATCCCCTTATCTCTGCAACAAATTTATGTGCATGTGTGTGTGGTGGTTCCAATGGACACCCTCATCAAAGGTCGAAATAACCCGAAGTTCGTTTAATTGTGTTTGAGTGATATGTTTGCCGATAAAATCAAAAACTTTTTCATGAACGATGAATTGAGTTTGATGGCTATGGAACGCTACTTTAAGCCGTGTTAAAAGCTGCCAGATTACCCACCAGTTGACTTTATCCTCGTCCAGAATCATGTTTGCTGGATCAGTACTTAACCACATCTGTTCGACTGGGCTTCCATACTGTGTCGCACCCCCGGAATATAAAGGATAATCAATATCAACTTCTGTCAATTTGTTATGTGTCGGATGTCCTGGGCATTCCCCATACTTTGGACAGGCGTCCCCCAGGATCAAAGGTTTCATCAAAGGATTGTCTTTCATCAAACTTTTGATGACGTTTTCAAACGGCCCTATTAAAAAATTCAAGAGGAATGGACAATCACCGTTTCCGGCATATTCATAGAAATGAGCGTCCAAGATGCTTGGCACCCATATATCTTTAGGTAGAAATGATATCCCCTCTGCCCTGCCATATCGTTCATAATGGATAAGTGGCGTCATGCCATATCGTGCCAGGACAGACCTTAAATTGCCTTCATGCCAGCAATAGGCAGGAACACCAGAATGAGTTTCTCCAATCGAATTGAGCTGGTTCTTTTTGTTTGTCAGATAAATGTATTCGTCCCAATCCTGATACGGGGATACATTCTCTTTCATGCCAAACTTTTGATAGTGCTGTCTGGGGGTTATGTTCCATTCACTGATCACTTCCAAAAACTCTTTTGCTGTCCATGGGCCCTGGTATTTTTTTAGAAACGTCTGGCCTTTTTCATTCAGCCAATCAGCTTTATTTTGTGAATATGTTGGGGTGTGAAAAGCTACCATTATTCAGCCTCAGTAATTTCCCCGGTTTCAGGGTTATAAATCTTGCCCGGTTCAGCCTGTGCAAAAAGGCTTTCAGTGATTTCAACAAATTCAGGCTTAACAATCCCAATAGATCCGTGACATGATGCTGTACCTGTTATTTCATTACTGCCGTTTACTTTGATGTAATATTTATCAGCCATTAATAGACCTCCAAAAGTTCAATTGAAATAGTAACAGCGAAATCACTTCCTCCCTTAACGGTTACAGTTATAGTGTCACCATCTGTAAAAACCGGGTGATAAGTTACGACTGCTAGCCCAGATACCCATACATTCATGGTTGTTTTGGCCTTTACAACTGTGGTTGGGATAGTTACAGCCTTGACAAGTGATCCAGCCGAAAGCGTCCCGGTATCTGTTATGTTCTGTTTTAGTTTTAATGACCCGGGTTCAGGGTAAATTGTTGCTCCCATTATTCTTCTCCCCCTGTAATCTCAACACTGACCTTTGATGCTGTAGTCGTTTCTCCCTGGATTGAATCATTTTCAGCTATCATCATCCTCCCAGGAATGGCGAACTCAATAATCGCATCACCTCCAGCCTCTATCGACCTGTTGAGTATTTCATTTGCTGCACTCGCTGTACCAACTGCCCCACCATTATTGGGCACCTTGTACAGCTTTACTGTCTCTGCTGTGGTATTCCCATTGTGAATTGATACCAAACGGATATATCCCGTTTTCGATGCCCCATTTGTACAAAGTGTACCAACCGACGATGGCAATGTTGTTTCGCAAAACTGTTTGTAAATAAAAGCCATGTATCACCTATAATAAAAATGCTTGTCTAAGAGTTTCTTTTTGGTCGAGCCTAAAAGATTCCATCGTTACTTTTTTTAGGGCATTAGAATCCTCAGAATCGACAAGGCCAATTTTATCCCCACCAACAAGGGTTGTTTTCGCTGTAGCCCCGTTTATTCCTTCTGCAATACTTGAATCAACCAAGGCCTGTGCTGCTGCTGCGGAAGCCGCTGAATTGGTGGCATATCCAGACGACTCTGTTGCACTGGCCGCAGAGTCACTCGCACTTGAACTGGATGATGTAGCAGAATTGGCCGATGCTGTCGCGCTGGCTGCTGCTGCTGTAGCACTGGCTCCGGCCCCGGTTTCAGCGGTTGATATCCTTGTATCTAAATCGGTTTCCCCGTCCCTGGCTGCGACTATTTCAGCTTTTAAGGCAGACATACTAGTAGGAATATTATCAAATGCCGCATCGATGGCCGCATCCATATCGTTTATCTGGGATGACCTGACCTTTCCTGCTGGGGCTATGTCAGTTGGAGAAGTATAATATTCATTACTCATCTTTCTAATCTCCTCGGAATATAATGGATAATGGCCCCGTCAAGCTTGTGGCCTAAATCTGTTGCGCTCGTTGAATAAACTATCAAACCTAAGTTTTTTCCTGCTCCTTCAATCCTGAAACTGGGTTCAGCCACGATTGAAGCGTCATAAAATATTTCATCCCAGTTATCGATATCCCAATACCCGCCGGCCCCCTGTGCTTCCACCGTGGATGAAACATGAGCCGGGATATTTTCATCGCCATAAGAAAAATCAGGTAAAAACTTTAGTTGTGTGTACACTTCGGCTGACATTTCAATGGTTGCTTTTTTGTAAGTCTTTTTTAATGATGGAGACTTGGAATTGTTAAAAGGGAGCCTGATATATGATTCGATTTCTTCACCGTCGAATGAGGATCCTTTGTCTGCCTGGTAGACCATTCCTGCATCGTCACCAAAGAAAACAACGTCCTTGCCCGTTGAATCCTCGCCTGATATGACGCAAGCCACGTTATCCGGATACTGAAACTGGGTAAAAGCGACACCCTCATTTAAGATTGTCATGCAGACCCCGGACCCGTCAGAACCATATAGCCTGTATTGGTTCCTCGTTTTGTATACCGTTGATGCAACGACAACCTTACGCATATTATTAATCAACGGCTGAACCAAACGACTGATCGTATTCTGTTCGAAATTACCGTACTTATCAGATGGCGTAATTGATATTATGCCGCGGTCATCCATACAAAATGCATATCCGATTTTTTGCGCTGTCCTGGGAATACAACCGACTTCATCAGAGATAGAATCAAGTTTCCAGTCGTCGCTATTATTGCCAATAAGCTGTTCTGAAAGGTTCCTTGCCAGAATTCCAAGTGCTTTGCCAGGTAATGACACATATCCGGTAATGTCATCTCCCAGTGCGGTTTCTGCACTACCTGAAACCGCTGTCCACTCATAGGGGAACCCTGGGCCTGAATTTTGGGATGATCCCTTAAAAGAAAAGCAGAGTTGTTTTTTATGGACCTTGCAATATTCAGGGGTATCGGTTGTCATGCCAGTATCAATGGGAACATAAACAGACCCATCAAATTCAAATCCCCGGTTAACACCATCACAGCCATACATCCTTTTTGTATCCAGGCTGGCATAAAAATTATGCTCCAGGGTTTCGTATCTGCCGCCCGGGTCAATCGTGATCTCAGTTGCAAGGCTGGTAGCTGTCATCTTGGTTACAGAAGAAACTTGTATTTCCCCGGTTGCGTCGAACGTCCCATCGTCTACAGAAATAATCAGTCTGCCGACACCATCACTATCATCCCACGCACCGGATTCTAAAACCGTCCTTTTTACGGTCCCTTCTGCGGCGCTAACGGTCTGAGTGATTGCGGTCCCGTCTGCAATGGACTCAAGGCCAGTATTAAAGCTGATCTCATGATAAAGGGTTATTTCCGACCAACCACTTGAAGTGGCTTTATAAATAAGTCCAGCCGTACCACCGGCATTGTCCCTAAAACTATAAAGAGTACCTTTTAACAGGCCCAACCCTCTCAACGCCCCGGACCCGGTTGGTGCTGAAATGTCAGATCGATAGAGACTTGCGGCCAGGTTTAACGCTGTGGCGTGAAGTGGCCCGGTCGTTTCCCCGGCAAGAGAAGGCGTAACCGATATCGCACCAACAGGACTACCCCCAACCGTGATATTCTCAGCGGCAAATGTGCCGGTCACTTTAGATACGCAAAGATAAGCGCCTCCCGCAACAATCACGACACCAGTCGCGCTGCTGGTCACGCCGGTTATGGTATCATCAACGCTGACAGTGGCGGTCAATGAAACAGGACAATAATAATATGTGCCAGCCGAAGGAGAAGTCCTGCCGTCGTATCGTTCATACCCATCAATACGCATGTACCCGCCGTCTGTCCCTGCCTCATAATTCATGCCAGCCATTAACGCCCCGGGACTAACCGACATGGTCGGTGTCTTCAGGTCAAGACCGCCACCAAATTTGGTGTATTCAGGAACAGTTCTTACTTTTGCTATTCTCATTCTATCCCCAAGTTATCTGCGGCATCTGGTCACGCTTCAAAGCGGTCAAAATACGCAAGTATTCATTTTGGCCATGGGTGTATCGCTCGTCCGCTGCATCGTATGCCCCGTAAAGTGTCAACGCTCTCCAAACCAAAATCATGTGGAATTGACTTGGAAATTGTGGGTCTGCCGTATTGGTTGCCATTGTCACGGCTTTGCCATAGAACTCTCCATTGCAATTAAAGACAGCGTTCGGTATCGGATGAAAAATGATTGAGTTGTTCGGCTTAATACTGAACACTGTGGGCCTGCCCGTTTGACTTCTGGATGATCCAAACAGATATGTGCTTTTAAATTCCTGCCACGGCATATAAACCAAATATGATTCATCTAAGACAGAAGAATAAATCCTTACATCCCCACGCTCATTGACTTTCCAATTTGCAAGGGTTGATTCTCCCGCCTGTGTTGGCGTATATGACTGTTGCGCGGCGATAGTCGAAAAACTGAAATCATCCCGCAAAAATTCCCAGTCCGGATACATATTCTGGATATCTTCATCAGCCGCCTGGACCCATTCGACAATCTTTTTCGATTCACCCGTCTGACTGATGACAGAAGCAGGTCCAGTCCCACTCAACCCTGCCTCGCTTCTGAGCCGTTTGCAAATTTCAAGAAAAGTCATTGGTTAGGCCGCTTTCAGGATGTCTTTCAGCCATTCACGACCGTTTGGATGCGGATCGTGCAAAACTGAAAACGGATAAACCAAACTGATTCTTTCGATCATCTGGATCTTGTCTGGCTTGCTCGGATCTGGCGTTTTTTGCTCGTATCGTGTGTATGTGCATCTTGCCAGTGCCTCGACGTATTTGCGTTTAATTTGTGATTCAACACCCCGTACAATCGGTTGATTGACACCATTAACGCTGGGAGTCACAATTGTTAAATCTTCTTTATCGTTGCTTGTCGCAATGACAATTGTCAGCATCTGGTTTGCAAAAACCTCATCATCGATGGCCTTTGCATGATCGTTTTCAGACACTGGATCAATTCCGGCACTGTCCTTCCCGATTTCACCGATGGGAATAGACTCGCCTTTTCGAAGATCACCTGAGTGCGCTTCCGTTACTTTTTTTTTTGTCATGTGTTTAAATCTCCGGAGGGGGGAGTTTCACCCCCCTGATTACTTAGGTTGATTAAAATCCCCTTATGATGTTATTGGGGTTGTAGGCCTGGCGAAAAAATTGTATGCAGTGAAAGTGATATCACTTGCATCCAGTAGTGTTGAACCGCCTGTAAATACGGAAGCAGAACCGTTTTTGAGTTTTATTCCTGCAATCGGGCATGTATTTGCGGTCGGCTCTGGCCAGTGTAAGACCTTACTCCCGGCTGTAATGTCCGCATTCGCCACCTCAGTGCTTTTTGTGACGGTAATAGTCCCAGAACTATCAACACAAACAGTAAAGAGTGCTGTGTAAAGAGTAGTTACCGTGAACCCGTCAAGCTGGATATCCCCATCACCGGAACTCAATGTATACATCAACCCCTTGATGCAGTATGGAATATCGTCCAGTGTCTCAGCGTCAGCTTTTGCGTTGGCATCAATGATTACTCCTGTATTGCCAAGGCAGAAAGTCCCGCCTCTCGCGTCATGATTTAAATTGTCCATTTGTTTACCTCGTATCTTTTGAATTAAAAAAAATTAAAAAAAATATGTTTAGTATGCCCGTAAGAGCATGTATGAAAACGCACTGGTTGTACTGGGATCGCTACCGAATTGAACCGTCAACGTCCCGGCGGTTGAGACTTGAGCCCTGGCAATCTCGATAGTTCCACCTTGAGTGTGGATGACTGCAAAAGCGACATCCGTTGTAAGGGCTCCGCTGATAGTGACATCATTGGTAGCAACACCTGTCGCATCGGCTGTAGTTGCAACGGCACTGTCTGCCGCGCAAATATAGTGACTGGGCTTAAACGCTCCCCGTGGTCGTAAAACAACGTAACCGATTGTATGACCTGTGCTGGATGTGGCAGAATGACTTACGGTTATAGTATTGGCTGAACACACCGTTTTCTCAATTGCGTCGGTGTCATCCGTCACCTGATAACAGGCAAGTGCAATATCGGTCGCTAAAACACCGGCAACTGTGATAGCCGTTGTAGTCGCTGCCGTCGAAACAGCCGTACCAGCATAGGCAATATCCCATCCAGGAGCGCATTGATTCCTGAGTGCTGCCCACAGGTATCCATGAGCGGTTAACGGATCAGCGTCTGCCGTGATCAGCATCTCTGCCTCATCGTCTGTCATTGCAACACTGGCTATGTAATCGTCATCATTTGATTTAATGTGACCTGCAATAGCGATATCAGTGTTTGCAAATCCTTCGCCACTGATAATTTCCGTGGTAGACCCGTTTGACGCGCCTCTGGCACCAGCAGCGTAAATGCCATAGCCGGTAACTGGCCCAGTTGGTACAAATAGGCACGATGTGACCGACCCTTGATTAATCCATCTGGGACACTGTCCTGTAGACGCATTGGTCAACTTGAATTCACATCCAACCGAATAACCAGCCGTACCCGCTGCCGGGATACTGGTCCCATCTGCAAGGGTAATTTTCCCGCTGGCGTCTTTGATCTGCAAATTGCTCGCTGCCGAATCATCAAACACCATGCTCATTAAACCCCGGATTGCTCTCTGGGTTCTTCCGCCTGGTATTGCATTAATAAAGTTTTGAATTTTATTTCCCATATCTTTTTACTCCTGCCCCTGCTTACTCAAGAGGTCTTTGTGGCGTGGGGATAAAAAGACTTACCCCCACATTATTTTTAGAGGCGGTTTAAAACCTCATGTATTAAAGGTCAGTGACACAAACCTCGATGCGATACATCCAATTCTCGTTCAGTCGAGCGCTGGCATACCAGAAATCCGCGCCCACATATCCAAACATGCCGGATGGGTTGGCGTGGTTTTTGTCGCCTGCTCTGATGATTGTTGGAGAAATAGAAGTCTGACCGTGGCCTTTAAGACTGACATGGCCAAAAGCTTCGTCGCCCATAATGATCATGGGGTAAACGTCGCAATTGGACGTGCCAGCACTTACCATGCCGGTATTCGTCGAACTCGCGCCACCCGCCAGGTAAGGCGCGAACAACGGAGAAGAAACAAACCTGAACTCTTCACACGAACCAATCTCACGCGGATGAACAGCCTTGATAGCCGATCCATAATCAACACGCTTGGTGAATCCGGGCAGATCTCTAATATCGCTGTTGCAATCAGAATGATGGAAAACAACATACCCGGGTTCAACACTTGAAGTGCCGAAATTTGGGCCAGGTTTAATGGTGGATGTAACCAGATGCGCCCTGTTTTTTTCCATTGATCTTGCGGCTGATCTCAGTTTCTGCAGGGTAATGGTGGTATTTACGGAAGCTCTTGCGGAGCCATTGGCATAGATCACGCTTGAACCGGCTTTAATGCCACCGTATGCCACCAACTCGGCCACTTCGCCAAGAGTTTCACCAGTCAGCTTACACATATCTTCAGGAATGTTGTCCTCGTACATCAATTCAGATTTAGAACTGTATTTAAACAGCACTGCATACTGATCAAGGGTGACACTCACATCGGTGTAATCGATAGTGTTTGCATCTGGAGTCTGGCCCTCAGTTGTTACAAAGTTTGCCGCTGTAATGTTCGGCACTTCTGCGTTGGTCGCGTTAAAGGGTTTCAACCGACGAAAAACAACAGTATCGGTCTTTTTTAAAGGCTGCTCTTTCTGAGCACCAAATTTTCCGATAACCTGGATAGGTTCGGCATGTTTCAGCATCTTCATTTCGGCCCGGATGGTATTCCTGGCTGCTACTGGAGAACTATATTTTTGCATCTTTTATTACCTCATTTTTATTCGTAATTATCGCCAAATTCCTCTTTTGCAATGGTTTGACGGAGTTCCTGCTCGCTCATGTCAGCCTCGGACTTGGGAGGCCGACTTTTGGGACCGGATGGCGTGGAAATAGAGTTCTCCAACCGTTTGTCCCGGGCTGCAGCAATTTCCTCTGGGGTTTTCTGATGGGTGACTGTCGATTGTTTAAACAGATTAAGAACGTGAACCGCGTCATCGGCGGTTGTGCCATAGTTCGCTTTTTGCTGAACGTCTTCGGGCTGCTTAGTTATCCAGTCCGTGTACTCAGGTGATTGGATCGTTTGCTCGTAGCCAGGGTGCATCAGATTCACAAGTCTCTTTTCAAAGACCTCACTCGTGACCATACTATCCTTGACTGATGAAAGGTTTTCCCTTATATCACTGACATCCGGCTGCTTAAAACCGGCGCTGGCTGCGGCGATCTTATTTTCAACTGCGGTTGCCCATTCGGGAAAATCCTCTTTCAACTCATCCCAGGCTTTGTCATCTTCTGCGGCTGCGGCCATTTCTGCTTTGCTGGGCGCATCCTCAACTTCTTTTGCTGCCTGGTTCGCGTTGTGGAACTCATTTTGAATCGATCCGATTCGACGTTCGGTTTGCTTTAAGCGACCTTCCATAGCATCAAGGGTGCCGACCTTTTGAGAAATAGTTTCCAGTTGCTTACGCACGGCGGGATTTACCCCGGCCCACTCGTCAACATCTTTCTCGGCTGCGGCGCCATCTTGATCAGGCGTTGCAACATCATTAGTGCCTTCAGGCTGCGTTGAGGCGGGAGTCTCATCAACCACCGGCTCTTTGCCATCAAACACTTCTGCCCTTGCCTCTTCCCTGATCTTTTGTTCTTCTGCTTCTGTTAGCTCGATTGTCTCATCCATCTTTGGTTTTTCTCCTTCACCCGGGTATTGCGGGTGAGCTTGAGGCGGTTTCCCGGCTCGGTTTGATATTTGGGTTAGGGCATAAAAAAAGAGGGCGAATACGATGTATACGGACACCGTATTGCCCCCTTCTTAAATCTTGCGTCAGCTATCAGTCTGGCCGGACTTCCTGCTTCACCCTAATTGTTGGTTAAATTATCTGCTCAATATCCCCCTTATAATTGTACTGTCTGCGTCTGGCAGGCCTTTTAAACTCTTTAGCGTTTTTATCTGACCTCGCAAATTGGCAGTATCCCTCTCGGATAATGTCGGATTATCATTTTGAGTTCTGCATTTTTCAATCCGCTCATCTGCCCAGGCCGCAACGAACGCCCAGGTGCTTGAATTGACGTTCAACTCACCAGTGCCATGGCTGTCTTCATTGTCCGGTAATGTCGCTTCAAATGCTTCCTGCTGCTCGGGTTGTTCCGCTTCAGTACCGCCCATATGGAATGCTTCTCTTATTTTCCGAATCAATTTAACACTCTCCCATCATTCTCCGTGACCTCTTCAACCGCTGCATTAGGGTCTTTTTTCGTGTTGAAGTGCTGGATGAACTCAGTCTCACCTATCTCAGTCCAGGTGTCTGCATCAGAATGATTAACGGTCACGCAGCTGATAGAATGGCCGGTCATGTCCGTTTCCTCGATAACCAGCATCAAACCCCATGCAAAAGTTTTAACGGTCCCTAAAACAGCAATTGCCCTGCCCTGGTCGTGCAAATAAAATTTTCTGGGTGCGAATTTCATATTACATCCCCAAAGTTAATGTTTGTAAATTGTTCTTCCAGGGCATCTACTCGTTCGGAAAGTAGATGAATCGGTGAAGTAAATTTGTCGTGGAGTTCTTTGCATGTCCACCGATGGCCATCAAGGAGGTTTCTCTGGAGAAATTTGAAGTTTCCCACATCAATTTCTTCTAATCTATCAACTTCACCCCTCAATTGTTCAATTGTTTTTTTATGATTTTTGATAGCATCGCTTTGTTTGTATATTATTCTTTCATGATGCTTCAGTAGCCGTTGGTTTCCAGCTGCTTCTTTTTTCAGTTCCGTGATCTCTTCCTGTGGACTTATCGCGCTAAAAGGTTTCAGCCTGCGAAAGGTCTGTGTTTCACCTTCCTTTTTTCGCTCTTTCAAAAGTTTGATGACAACGGCATCGCTCTCAAGAAGTTCTCTCTGTTTAGTGACAACTTCAATCAAACGTTCATTATCCTTTGTTAAATGTTCGATCTTTCTTTCCATTTCATACACATCACTTGGTTGTGTCATTTTCTCACATCCTCCCCCGGCATCACTGGCGGGTTTTATTGCAGCGGATTGCTCCGGTGCGGGTTTCTGTGCTTTGTCTCTATTTTGTCTTTCAAATATCATGCTTGATAAGCCATTCCGTCAGGTGCCCGGCCCTCTGGTTCAACGACCGGCGTGGCAACCTGCGGCCCTTTTTTATCGGGACCAGCAAGTGCAACCTGAGTCTTTAGTTTCATTGTATCCCCGGCCAGCTTCGCCTTAATCTGCTCAAGGGAAATTCCCTCTCTTGATGCGAACTCCATCATCTTTATCTGGAGGTCCATCTGTTTCATAGTACGTTCGTGTTCCCTGTCGGCCGCTGCGTCCGCTGACCTTATTTGCCTATCCTCAAGGGTTGAATTGCTCTTTGCCTGGATTTCTGCCATGTCAGCGTTATTAACCATTTCAGCTTTGGCCATGTCACCATCAAGCTTCATCTTTGCGATCTCAAGTTTCGGGTCCATCGGTGCCGGCTGCTGTGCCATGGCTTCTTTGGCTTTTTTCAAATCTTCAGGAGATTTAAGAATATCAAGCCTCATTGACGTAAACATCTGCTTTGTGGCCTTTTCCCAGTCAACAAGCAGATTGACATCCGGATCCTGTTTAGCGGCCATGACCTGCATCAGTGTCTGTGCTTTCTGATCCTTCTCCAGCAATACAGACGTACCCCGGGCATCAACCTTATAATCGCCTTTGATCTCCGGGTTTTTGTTGTACTGCATGTTCCAATTGTAATATCGGGTCAAGTGCGGTCGAGTCACCAAATCATCATAGAGTTTGACCCTGGTTCGCAATGCAACGTTATTAGCATCGACCATTATATTTGTGGCACCCAGTGTGTCCGGTGCGCTTTCATGCTCACCCTGAAACATGGCCGGCAATGACGTTTCCATGTCAATAAACCTCAATGCCAGTTCAATAACCGCCTGTATCTGTTCCTGGTTGTTGCCAATCTGGAATTGAGAAAAAGCTTTCCTTACATCAGCATCGAGTTCATCATTCAGCCGCCAAATCTTTTTGCCGCGCAACTCCCATTTACCATCTGCCGGATAAATCCCGGGACCGATAACAACATTGGCACCGGATGAATCAGATTGATTGTCCATTAGTGCGCGGAATGACCCGATAATTATCCGCTGCCACCACTTGAGCATCTGAGCAAGGCCCAAACCCCATGGTGAGCCTGGTATCTGTGTCCAGGGGAAGAAATCATATGGTATTTCACCAGTATCCAATGTATTCAACTCGCACTTGATAGGCCGATCATTAACGAAAACAACAACAGCCGAAAAGCTTTGGGACATCATGTCATGACTGATATCAACTTCAAGCGCTTCCAGGTCATCACGGTTTAAATCACCGTAATATTCCCATTTCTCGTACAGGCTGCCATGGCTTACAGTTGACTGCCGGATTGTATATTTGTTTGATTTTTTGCCAATTCTGGCAGCGTTCCGAATGGGTTGCTCTTCGAATATTTTCAGGATCTGATCGGAGAAATATCCGTCAACATTAATTAGTGCCCGCAACTCTCTAGGCAAGATCATGTCTCGTTCCCAGATGTAAGCTGCTCGTTGAATATCTTCTTCAACGTCCGGATCAGGGAATATGTTCCATTTGTCAACGTATTTTGATGAAGGCTTGTTTTCTTCTTCGGTTTTCAGGACATGGACAGTTTGCGGTCCTTCGCCTTGCGGCTCCCATGTCTTTTTGACTGTTTTAACGACGTTCGGGCCTTTTAGGATGCCAGTACCACCTCTGGATGATGCTCTGATAACTTTCCGCTGTTCACCGTTATAACTGCACTCGGTCAGCTGGTCGTCAATCTCGGTTTCCATCTCCTTCATTTTTTCCTTGATTGCATCATGGTCAGACTTTGCGACATCCGCAATCGTCATCGGAGTCTCATCATCATTAAAAAGCGGGTTCCCTTCCAGGTCTGCTGCCTGGGTATCATCTTTCATTGCTGTCTTGATTTCTGGCTTTGGTGTTACTTTCAGTCCCCAATTTTTATCGTCAACCGGCAATTGGATATCGGAAAAACGCCCTTCGGCTGTCTCGCATTTGCCCCGGATGATATTGACTTCAACAACAGATCTTGCAGGGCCATTGTTATTTCTAATCGGAGCGGCACCGGTCGCGTGGTCAAGCATTGATGTGCGGTTACGTTGATTAAGAACATCCCCGAACGCTATTTCATCTTCTAACCATATCGATTCGATACCAGAAGCGGCCCTGAACTCAACAGCGATATCTCGTTTGGCCAGCAAATTTTCAGCAAGCGCATCAATCAGGCGCATCTTCTCTTGATTCTGAGATTCTTCCTCGCTCTGATGCTCATCCTCGTTGTAAAATTTTTCTCTTTCGTCCATAGTGTTTTTGCCCTAATAATTAATCGCCGCGTCCATCGGTCCATAACCTTGTATTATCTCAACGGGTCTTTGGTCTTCATTTGTCATTTTGTCTGCATTTACGGAAATATATCTCAGGTTGTCTGCACCATGAGAGAACTCATCATGCACCGGGGCCCCAGGTTCACCAGTCTGTTTATTAATATGCCTTCGGTATCTTTTAATACACTCAACCAGCCTGGCCGCTTTAACCTTATCAAACACCATCCTGCCAAATGCCATTCTCGTAATTTTGATACCCTCCTCAACTCCGACCTTGACAATCTCTTCCTTTTTTGGGACACGCCACCCAAACTTTTTCATGATTTGCGCTGTTGTTTTCCCAGTTTTATAATCTCCGGAATATCCATCATGTGGCAACCAAACCTTGCCCCAGTTGAGATTTTTCTTTTTTAACTCGGCTGAATAGTGATCAAGCGTTTTGTGAGAGTCTTCTATATATTCGATGATTCTGATTTCTGAATAATGCCGTTGGACTAACGAAATCCCCATTGAATCGTTCCATCCGAGATCAAACACAACATGAACCTTTAAATATGGGTCATATGGGACATTGCACACACGTTTATTATTTTCGGCTTTTTGGATTCCATCATGATATATAGCGCCCTCGACCGCTGGCCGACATTCACCTTCCCATATATTTGGATATCCTTTCGGATCGTTCTTTTGGCACTCAATACGCTCTTTTTCCATTACGGTGTTAAAAAATGGATTGTCGCTGTAGTTCATCTTAACAACCACCGCATCCTGCGGCTGTTTGGTGACAAATCGGTCATGCGTGGGATCAGTCTCAAGCTCTGGGTTATATGATACCCAAATTTCAGAATCATCTTTTCGAATAGTCGGTACAAGAATTTTCCAGGATCTTTCAGTGATTACCTGCCCCTCTTCGACCCAAACAATATCAACACCCTCGAAAGATTTTATTGAATCAACTGTCAATGTAGACAACCCAGTAAACATGATCTCAGTGCCGTTCTTTCCACGAATTATAGTGTCTAAAACTTGATACCGGCTACTGATTTTTAATAACTCAATCTGATCACCCAGGAGTTTATGTACTGATTGCTTAATTGAATCCTGGACTTCTCGAGCGCAGAGTATTCTCAATTTTTTCTTTATTCCCAAAATCAACAATGCCCGGGCAAAACCCCAGGACTTTCCACTTCCTCGGCCACCATAAGCAACTTTGTACCTATGCGGCTTAAATAAGAACTTTAATTTTTCAGGAAATTGGGCCTTGGATTTCATGGCTTAACCCCCACAAACTCAATAACAACGCCCTCGAGGTCTTCATCCGGATTAGAATTATCATTGAGATTATACGCCTGCCGTTCAAGAGTGACTCTTTGCGCCCGGACCGCAGCTAAATCCTTTAAAGTCGCGGACTTCTCTTTAACCGTCAAACTGACTTCTTTTTCAAGAATTTCCCCCTGGAACGTCGATAGATAGAGTTTTTTAGGACCATTTGATAGTTCTTCCAATAATGCATTTTCAATATTAAGAAGGGCTTTGATTTCTTCCCTGTGACGTAAAACAACATCAGCTGCAATCTCCGCAGCTTTGTCAATGATCTCTTGATCAGAAAGTTGTTTTTCTTGATTCGAGTCTCGAAGCGGAGTTCGAACTAAATTTTCTTTGACTTTAGTCCTGACCCTGTCGGCAAGATTTCTTTCCCACCCTTTTGCTTTTGCTCTTAAACGAATTGCAGCTTCAGTTACAGTAGTTTTCCAGGTTTGGGAATGTTCGTGATCTGCAGCATATTGCCTGCAGATTTCACAATTAGAAAGTTTTCCTAACCGATATAACGGTTCAACAGAATCCCAGTC